TCAACTCAAAGTGGGGAGCATCGATGAAGGGTCTACGTCCCTGGCTTCGTCTTAAGTCTACATATGCCATCATAGCATCTTCTGCGCTTCCTGGGTAAGATCTTATATCTCCTTCACTCCAGGACGCCCCCCATTTGATACTGCAACCTACTTCTTCTGCAGCCTTTTTAAATGCGTCACAAATATCATCGTACAAGTTTAGTTCCCAGGATACGTCTGGACCTACGTAGGCTACTACGTCTACAGCATGGCTAAAGCCATCGTCCTGTAGTAAGTGCTTAGATCGCATCGTTTGAGATCTTCCTGCAGCTACGTTAGCCTTTTGCTCATCTAAGGTTCTGACACCCTGAGTCACTCCAAAGTCTATCTCTGTTAGTTGGATAGCTCTTTCAACTACTGCTGTCATATCTGGGTGTACACCCTCTAGTCTGTCTATAGATCTTTGGCTTAATCTAAAACTCATCTCATATCCTTCTTCATTGCTATCTTGTTGCCCATTGGCTTACCTGCCATATAAGCTGTAGCTCCCATGTAAGCTGCTACGATACCTGTTTGAGCAATGTAAAATAACCCAAGCAAGTCTGCTAGGGCTGCTACTCTTGTATCTGACATTAGTGGTGTAAATAAAACGATTGTGAAACCAATCATCATTATCATAGCTATCCAAGCCATCTTCTTTTGTGACTCAGCCTTTTCTTCACGTAGCTCTACTTCAAGCATACGTTCCTTCATAGCTACTTCTTCTGTTGTGATCTTTCCATCACCATCTACGTCAAAGTCTATAACCATTTAACTGCTTCAGATACAATTAATCCTAGGACTAATCCTGCAATCAAAGCCTTCTTGTTTTCTTTTATCATGTTCCAGTAGTTTTTCATTCCCAGTCTCTCCTCCTGCTAGGATCTAAAACGTCAGACCTTCTCAACATACCCTCAAGGTACATAGCTCTTTCCATTCTGTCTAAGGAAACCCAGTGGCCTGTCTTCTCAAAGTATGCTCTACGCACATAGAAGACATCAGAACGAGGGATGTGTACCCTTCGTAACTTCTTTTCGTTGTTGTTAGCTAGTGCGTTGTAGAACTCTTCAAGTACTGAGTCAGACTCAAAGTACTTTATTCTTTTATTCATAATTATTTCTTGTGTTGAGTAGTTGTACTTAAAGTAATCCTCAAGTCAACAGGTCTTATTCTTTTTCTGTCGAAAAAGGAACTACAAAAATGATATGGATTACTACTAGTTATACTTAAAGTAATCTTAATTAAAGAATATTAAATAAAAGAGTAATACTTTAAGTATACTATTAGTAGTATATAGTATAGTTATACACGCTTCAAGTATAAAACAATAAAAATACTGGGCTAAAGACAACATGTCACACCTTTTTAATGATAACCCTGCCTATATTGTAGTAATGCTCACAAATTTTCCTGGATGTAGTCATCAAAAGGATGTATCCCCTGGCATCACACAGGTAATATTTCTTATCTATCTTATAAATCTGCATATCCTAGTTATATCCAGGCGCATTTATTGTGCAAGTGTTTACCACTAGCTTAACAAAGTGGTAAACAGACCTAAAAATACCATCTCTGTCATTGGGCATACATATATAACGCATACCCCCACCCTGGCCCATGCCCCTCCCACCTAACGCTTAGGCGATATATTCAAGTATTACAATATGTTAATGCATTTAGTTTAACATTAAACCAATTATAGTTCAGTATTAAACTATTATTTTATAAAAGTAGTTTAACATTAAACTATTTCTGGATGTATATTCGTTTAGCATTAAACTATTGAGCGTTTAGGGTTTAAATAACTTAAGCAACTACACCACCACCTAGTAAACAGGTTGAAAAGCTTATCACCTAAAAATAATTATTAAAAGAATTGTAATGATATCAATCATTTAACTAACAGTATAAAAAAAAGTTAGGTTAAACTCTTGAAATAGCAGGATAACAGAATTAACTGTTACTCATATTAATAATTAAATGAAAAGGACTTGCTCTTATGGCTACTGATATTATCACAAATAAATATGGCGAAGCTTTCAAAAAGGTTGCTTTAAAAGATCTTAAAAAAGGTGACGAATTTAAAAGAAAACCAGACGCACTTAAAAATTTCTATAAAGCTCACTACAATAGAAAATCATATCTACAACCTACAGCTAGTTACACCTGTATTCCTGATAATGATTTCCTAGGGTCTGGAATAGAAATAAACGCTAAAGCATACGTATATGTGGATGTAAATGGTCCAATAAACTACAGTGGAGTATTATAAAATGGATAACATATTAAAAGTATTTTCTCTTGCTACACCTGATGAAATTGCAGATGGCATTAAATGGTATGCAGAAGCGCAAGCCATATCTAAAAAGTTAGCACTAAAACATGATATGCCATTGCATATAGTTGTGGGAGTTATGGCTTCTTTATCTCCCAACAATAAATGGGAAAGAAATGTACAGAATACAGACGAATTGATTGCAGCATATCTTAATGGCGATGCAATCGAGAGTATCAAAGTGTCAACCTATAACAAAATGAAAGAAAAAGCGTGGTCAATTCTGGATGCAATGCCTGATCATGAACAAACTATTTCAATCCTTAATGGTCAAAAGATTATATCATTTTACAGGAATATTATGGGTGACGATACGTGTACTGTAGATGGACACGCCTATAACATTTGGCGCTATGAGCGTCATGGATTAACTACAGACAAGACAAACATAGGCAAAAAGTTATATACTGAAATACAGCAAGCTTATGTTAATGCAGCTAATGCAACACTAGTAAATGGTCGCAAGCTTAAAGCCTTTGAGATGCAAGCTATAACATGGGTCACATGGAAACGTATACATAATATATAATTAAATCAGGAGGTTATAAGATAAATAAAAAATAGTTAGGTAAACACTTGAAATATAAACATTAGTGTTTACCTAATTAATAACAGCAACAAATAAAAAAGGGATAGATAAAATGAAAAACATCACAAGACACACTGGTAAACTTGTAATTATTAAACGTCTTAAAAATAGCACAATGGGAAACCCTAAGTTCTTATGTGCTATAATAAATGAGGCAAGAACTGGTTTTGGTTTTGAGACTGCAACAAATTCTGGACATGCTTATTCAATAGAAAACTATGAAAACAAAAATGTTGCTGTAGAAATTGGAACGTATCGCAACAAGGCAACACTGCACACTATTAAAGAAATGGGAGTATAAGACAATGGAAATCAAACAAGTAAAAAATGAGTATGGTTTAAAAGTTTGGCACGTAAGGGACGAGGGATGCATTCAAGAGTTTTGGACGCTTAAGGAAGCGTTAGACTATGTAGAATACGTCAAGAGCATAGAGGGAGAATGAAATGATAACACCTGATAGAATACCTGAGCTATTAAAATTTTGGTTATCAAATGGACAAACCTATGAGAGTTTAAGTGAAGCAATTAATGTAAGGATAACTACACTTAAGAACGAATTGAAAAGCTTTAGACAAGGCGTAAGGCCAAGTTATGTGAGTGCAGAAATGGGGGAAATAATGAGTAACATATACAACTATGAACAGGCATTAGAGCTATTGGAGGGAATGCAAAATGATAACTGATACTATGACATATCAAAAAGAAAAACTGTATAGGCTAAGTGAATATCTGGATGGTCTAACTACAAAAGCGACAAGCGTTTTTTGTAATGAGTTAGAACAAACGCAAGCCCTAACTAAACTATGTAAAATAAATAATACTATTGAAAGGATATTGAACGATGAAAAATAATCTAATCAGGATAAATCATGCTACTGGTGCAGCATTGGAAGTGTTAACAGAAATAACGCAGTTAACTAGTAAGCTTGAACACATACAGGAGTTAGCAATAGAGGTGAAAGGCTCTGGTGCAATACCAATTGAAGTAAGGGAAGCCCTAGAAGAAATTGTTTTCTCGTGTGGAAATTTAATTGCGAGAGGTAAAGAATAATTATAGGACTACTTGAATTGTAAAAATTAATGCTTACTTAATAAGTACATACAAAAGAAAAAGGAAAAATGAAATGACTGTAACACTCAACCAAATACTAGCTATGGAAAATGTCCTAGCTACTCGCAAAATACCTAGCGACATAGAAGCTATGGCAAAAGCCAAGCGATACAGCGAAAGCAAACAAAAAGTAATTACACTAGGTGATCAACCACTACACTACGTGTTACGCATACTAGCTAAGGAGGGCTTAGGTGATGCAGTTTAAAGATGTAATAATAGGGGCTGAGGATCTGGAGTGTCACACAATAGACACTGTAGCTGAGGCAATATCTGAACACATAATTGAGTTAGGTCTAGCAACACCTGAGACACTAACAGGATTTACTTGGAGGCTAGATGTTAGAATGAGGGTTGATAATGAGACTGTATAAATCAAGTAAGGGGCAATGGGTTGGCACTCAGAGAGATGCACAACGCTACTTCCCAAGAGACTGGGAGCAAGTTGAAGTGCCAGTATCTAAGGAGCAACTAGTAGAATTTCTGAACGTCCACAAGGTAGGTGCTACACAGCCTGAGCAACAGCAACAGCAACAGCCAGTGATGGTTACACCTGACCCAGAGTTGATAGACCCAGAGGCTTACACTTGGGTACGTTGGGCATACGAAACGCTAAGGCGTGGCGATAAAAAAGAAACAGAAGCAATGCTTCTCAGAGGATTAGAAAAACAAAAGGAGTTAATAAAATGAAGTATACTGCATACTTCCAAGAGGAACTGCCACTTGACCACGAGCCTAGCCTAAATCATTGGGCTTGGATAATAGCAGAGGGTGAGATGGAGGATGGTGGCACTAACTGGGATTATGAATATGAACAAGCATGGCATTCATTAGATGCAGAATTTAATTACACATATGAATATAGGGAAGTAGTATAATGAAACTAATTAAAGTAAGGGTAAATAGAACCATAGAGTATGAAGTATCTGTGGGTGTGGATGATGACCACAAGTATGAACAAGTCAGGGATTACTTACAGACTATAGACTGGGATAAAGAGATAGGAATATCACCCCAGAACTACAAACAAATATCAGACTACTATGACTGGATAGATTGGGAGGAAGAAAATGTTTGATGGATTAATAGATGATGAATGTAAATTGTGGGTGGTATTTTACACAGTTAGACAAAAGACTGGTACACCTGATCAACAGTGGGGCGATCCAGATAACCCAGTTTATTTGAAAGACTACTGGGAGATTTGTTGGACTAAAGATGAAGCAGTTAAACACCACAAAAAGATCTTTGATATAGCTGACATACATGTGTCAGGTATTGCACCAATAGATCCAGAATACAGTACAGATTGGAGATAGAAATGAAACATGTATGGTCACTAAAAAGATTAGATTGGAATGATGAAAGAAAAGAATTTATAGAACGCTACACTAGTCTACATCAGAGTAGTCGCAAGGCTAGACGTGCAGCGATAGAGTACATAACAATTCAAAAAGCAGAAAAGGATTTAGATACCTACGAATATCACAAAGGCTTTTACACTCTGACATCAGACAGTAAGAACACACACTGTATTGTCTCAAAAAGTTTTGTGGACTAGGGTTGAAATGATTTTACATAACACACATATAAGTAGTATGAAACGAAAGGAAAATAAAATGGAACTATCAATACACACAGCAAAGACAGTACGTGAACTGGCCTTTGCAGCAGCAGCAGTAGCGACAGACAGATACATTGAGAATGTACTGAAGGGTGAGGATGCTTTTAGTTGTGGCTTTGCATGGGTCACAGTCCAACCAAAACACAAGGGCAACACAAAGCTAGGGCGTGAAGAGCGTAAGGTACTACGTGCTCTAGGATTAGAGAAGGACTGGACAGAGAAAAGGTTTCAGTGGTGGAACCCTAGTAAGACATACTTCCAGAACATAGACTGCAAGGAAGAAGGGGCAAAGGCAGCAGCCAAAGTTTTAAAATCCTATGGACTGGATGCTTGGGCAAATTCAAGGTTAGACTAATGGAGTATGTCATACGTATAAAAGGAAAGGGTGGTAAGTGTTTTGCTTATCACTCTACCAAAGATAAGTCAGAGCTAGACAGATTAGTAAAAAAATATTTAGCCATGAAAGATATAACATTTGAAATTCACAGGAGGTATTTAGCCTAATGGAAACAGAGATGATAGCTATTTTTTGTACCTTGGTATTCTGGTTGTGGTTAATTTTTATAGGAATAAAAAAGTAAGTGAGACAATCTGTCATACTTGAAATGAAATAGTGTGAGTATAACTAACTTAAAGTATTACTAATAGAATAAACTAATATCTTTTATTTCTTTAGTTAATATTACTACAAGTAATACTTTAAGTACAAACCAAAGGAGTGGGTTGTGGCTGATGCTAAGTTTAAAAACATTATGAAAAGACTTGAGTGTGAGACTGAGGAAGAATTGATAACAAGATTACTTGAAGCAAACAGTGAATTGTTGGAGGCCATCTATGACCTACAGTGGTTCATGGAAGAAAAGAATTTAACGTCAAAAGACTTTCACAAGTGGCAAGAAGAAAAAGAACTGAGGATATACCATTGAATATTTATTTACCAGAACCAATAACAATTTTAGTAGGAGTCTTGGCATTTCTTTTAGGCTTCCTATATAAGAAACATAGCGACAAAGAAGATATAGCTGACGCATTCGAGGAAGGATTTGAGAAAGGAACTAAGGATGTAGTAAGGGCTTTGTCTGATATAACAGGGAGGGACATGCAAATTGAACTGGAAAGGGAAGACTTGGACAGATGATCCACATGATGAAGTAACACACTGGATAGGGAGAATGAATTGTGAGACACTTAAGATACGAGGAAGAGAAAGTTGTTGCTGTACAACAATATATTATAGACCTACAGAGGGACATCAGTGACCTTGAGTGGGATGGAGAAAACAAAAAGGCAAACAACCTAAAGAGAATACTAGATGATGTTAAACAACAGAGAGATAAGGGGGAAGTATGGTATCCAATGTTTTAATAGATGACGCAGATAGAGTAGAATATTTATGTGACACAAAAGGAAAAATAGAGTTAGCAAATAGGATTGTTCTTTTAGAAAAGAGATTAAAGAGAATAAAAGAGATAACAGAAAAGAAATAGGAGACAGAAGAATGATGTTTGTATTAGTGTGGATGCAGTTGTTCAGCACACAGACAGTGGAACACTACCAGTTAGGCAACTATGCCACACTGGAAGAGTGCCAGATTGAACTGAGCAAAGCAGCCAAGATGGTAACGCACAAGTCAGAGACAGTGGCTTGTCTAGAGGTAGAGGTACAGCAATGACACCTAGTGAAGCAGCAGAGGTAGAAGCTAAGAAAACATTCGAGGGCTTTATCAAGTGGTGTAAGGTTTCATTCTACTGGATCATGGCAATCCTAGTGATCCTGGCATGGTGTGACTTTGGAGCAGACACTGAGACTGGTAGCCAGTACAATGGTGAGGTCTACGCACCAAAGAATATAGGTAACTAGTATGCAACCAAAAGATAAACCATCACACATTCGTATCAAGCACGAGCCTACTCAGACACAAACAAAAAGAATCTGCAAACTCTATGGAAAACAATTTCGTAACATGGCAGAGGCAGCAAGGTACTGGGACATCAGTTATGCCTGGGCATCTGAACAAGTAAGGAAGGGTTGGAATCAGAATAACTTTCCACCTAAAGCGAGAAAGGGATATTCTTTAAGATGGTGGGGATAACAATTAAAGAAAGGAGGGACTACACATGGACTGTTGGCACTGTAAGTCTGAATTAATTTGGGGTGGAGACCACGACATTGATGAAGAAGAGACCTATTTATTTGGAGACTACAGCATGGTTACAAACCTTAGTTGTCCTGAGTGTAGCTCATATGTCTTAGTGTACTATCCAAGGGAAGAAGAGGATGACATCAAAATGCATTCGTGATATGACTGAAGATGAAAGACAACGTTCAATTGAAAGGGAACAGTGTAACAATGAAAGCAATAGTAAACAGCAACAACGAGATAAACCATCAACCTTGCCCATTCGAGGACTGTGGAAGCAGTGACGCATTCAGCTACAACGTAGTGTCAAAGGTTGGTCACTGTAAGTCTTGTGACAGGGGCTACCCAAACAGGGCTAAGATGTTTGCTTGGGCTGAGGAAACTTATCCAATGCCCACACCAAAGGTAGACCTACGTAACACAAAGATAATCAGTGGTAGGTTCGATGGCATCAGAGGACTAGATGAGGATGTAGCAAAGCTCTACAACATTCAGTTGCAGTATGGTGAGGGTGGTGTACCAGTCAGGTACGCATTCAAGTATTCAAATAACGTTAAGTATAGAGGCCATGACGAGAAGAAGTTCTGGACTAAGGAACGAGGAGCACTGACTGACCTATTTGGTCCTGACTTTAATGCAGGATCTAGTAAACGTATCTATGTTACTGAGGGTGAGTTCGATGCAGCCAGTCTCTATCAGGTACTAGGCAAGTCCTACCCAGTTAAGTCTTTACCAAGTGGCTCATTCAATGATGAGTTCCTAAAGAAAAACTTTGACTACCTTAACAGTTTTGAGATGGTGGTCTACGCAGGTGAGTTGTCTGATGACACAGGCAAGGCAGCAGCAGAGAAACTATACAGCACAATGCCTGACAAGTTTTACTACGTGCCTATGTCTAAGTGGAAGGATGCTAACGAGTTCCTCATGAAGGGTGATGGTGAAGATCTTAAGTGGGCAGCACTCAAGCCACAGAGATTCAGCCCTGATAACTTTTTTGTAGGTGACTTGGAAGTAGAGAAGGCTATCCTCTACGAGAACCCATACGAGTATGTACCTACTGGACATAGTGGGCTAGATGAAAAGCTACGAGGTATGGTCAAGGGTGGTATCACATTCATCAAGGCTATGAGAGGTCAGGGTAAGACTGAACTTGCCAGGTATTTCGAGTGTGCTCTCCTGGAACAGGGTGTAAAGATTGGCTTAGTCCACATGGAAGAGATGAAGTCTACAACCTTTCGAGCTATGGCAACCTATGAACTAGGTGTAAACGTCAGAACTAAAGAGGATGCACAAGCAAATGGATTTGAAGAGAGACAAGTAATTGATGCAGGTCAGAGGATGGCAAGGGATGAACACACTATCCCCTTTGAGATGCGTAGTCATGAAGATCCAATGAAGATACTTGACCATGTAAGGACAGCAGTCACAGTCTATGGGGCAGAGTTCGTATTCATAGATCACGTTCAGCGTCTAGCCTACCTGTCAAACTCTGGGGTTGATGCAGCTACCAGTACACTGACAACTCTTGGTGCTAGGATGGCACAGCTTGCCAAGGAACTAAACATTGGTGTTATCTTTATCTCTCAGGTCAACGAGGATGGACGCACAAAGTATGCAGCATCCCTGGAGGAAGAGGCTATCATCTGTATCAAACTCAAGAGAGATACAGAAGCAGAGGATGATACAGAGCGTAACACCACACAGTTTATAGTTGATAAAAATAGACCCTTCTCTAAGCTAGGTAATGCAGGGTCAGTATACTACGAGCCTGAGACAACTATCCTAGAAGAGGTTGTATTTCAGGGATGAGAATACTTGTCAGTGACATAGAAACAAATGGTTTAGACAACAGTACTAAGCTCTGGATTTGTGGTGGTAAGGATCTATCGACAGGAGAGACCAGTCGATTTGATAATTGCCTTGATGATCCAGTGGCTAAGGCTAAGGCTATCCAGTGGTATGAATCAGCAGATCTGATTGTTGGTCACAACTTCTTACAGTTTGATGCACCAATGATTAACAAGTTGTTGAAGCCAGGGTTAATCAACCCACAAAAAGTTGTTGATACTCTGCTAGTCAGTAGACTTCACGACTACAACATAGCTATCCCAAAGGGTGCTCAAAAACCTCACAGCCTACAAGCCTGGGGAATAAGATTAAACAAACACAAAGGAGAGTTTCATGAGTTTGATAAGTTCAGCAATGAGATGGTTGAATACTGGTATCAAGACATCGAGGTTACAGAATCTCTGTTCAATCACTTCCATGATATTATTTGGAGTCCTGATTGGCGTAAGTCTTTAAGGACAGAGCATGATGTTCAGATAGAACTGGTACGTACAAGGTACTATGGCTTTCAATTTGATAAGACAAAGGCTGAGTTTCTACTCAACTCTATTGAACAGAAGAAGAATACTTTAGAGGAGCAATTCCAGGTGGACTTCCCACCACAACTGACTGAGATCAATCGTGTGAAGTATCGACTCAAGAAGGATGGTACTGAGATGGCAACAGTTGCAAAGGCAAAGGAGAAGTATGCTCTGACTAGCGTAGAGGGTGATGATCTTATTTGTTCTGACTGGATTGAGTTTAAACCTGGCTCACCAAAGGATCGTATCAAAGCCCTCTGGGATGCAGGTTGGAATCCTGTTGATAGGACAGAGACTGCCAAGAAGTTCTTCATGAGAAAGATTGGAGACCCTTGGGGTAAGTCAATAGAGGCTATGGATGAGGACTTCTACAATCAAAAGAAGAAACACTTTGATACCTTTGGATTTACTGTATCAGAAGCAAACCTTGGTACACTACCTGACACAGCACCTACAGGAGCAAAGGCTCTAGCCCAGTGGCTGACACTAGAAGGACGCAGAAGCTCACTGGTGGAGTGGATAGGCCAGTGTGGTGATGATCTACGTATTCATGGTAACATAAACAACATTGGTGCTTGGACTGGCAGGTGTTCACACTCTGATCCTAACACTGCTAATATTTCTGCTCCCTTTCATGGTGATGCAAAGACACCAGTAGAAGAAGTAAAGAAGCAGTATGACCAACACCTCAGAGCCTGTTGGACTGTACCCTCTACCTCTTGGCTAGTTGGTACTGATGCTGATGGCATTCAGTTGAGAGTATTAGCTGACTATCTCTGGCGTATGTATGATGAGGATCAGTATGCTCAGGCTATCATGAAGGGTAAGAAAGAAAACGAGACAGACATTCACAACGTCAACAAGAATGCTCTGGATGTGCCACTAGGTACGAGGGATATGGCAAAGACTTTTATCTATGCTTGGCTACTAGGTGCAGGGATAGCTAAGACTGGTCAGATCCTTAAAGTAAGTATGAAGGAAGCACAGGATGCACGTATTCGTTTCGAGCAAAGCATTGGAGGTCTGTATGATCTGAAGAACAAATACATAAAACAAGTTGGAGAGAATGGTTGGTTCAAGGGCTATGATGGAAGACAGGTAAAAGTACCTAGTACTCACAAAGCCTTGGCAGGTATCCTACAGAATGGTGAGGCTTGTCTGATGAAGTATACCCTCCTGCGTTGGCACGACAGAGCACGTAAGGAAGGGATCAACTTCAAGATGGTAGGGTTTATTCATGATGAGTACCAGGTAGAAGTAATAGGCACAAAGGAAGAGGCTGAAAGACTTGGAAAGATACAGGCACAGGCCATGCTAGACGTAGGTCAGGACTTAGGTTTTAAGATTCCTACACCTGGCTCATACGACATAGGAAAAAATTGGGCTGAGACCCATTGACATATTGGGTTATAGACCTTAGATATAATAACAGTAAGTAAAAGGAGGGCAACATGCCATCAACACAGATAGATGTTAAAGGAAAAATTACTTGGGCTAAAGTATTTGAGTCCAATCGTGATCGTGCAGAGTTTCACCAGGCAACAGATGGTGCTTACAAAGTCACAGTCACTACAGACAAGGACACTGCAAAGACCTTAGAAAAAGAAGGCTGCAGAAAAAAGATAAAGAAAGTCGATGGTGGCTTTGAGGTAACATTTGATAGACCTCACGTTGGCAATCATGACTGGCAGGGTGGTGCTCCTATCGTTGCTGATATAACTGGTAAGGCTTGGGATCTACAGGATAAGGGTCTCATTGGTAATGGCAGTGAAGGCATCATTAAAGTTGAAATATATCCTACCCCAATGGGTAAGGGTACAAGGCTTCTTGGACTCCAAGTCCTTGATCATGTGGTCTACGAATCAGAGGGTGGTTCCTCCCAACCACGTTCAATGTTTACAGATCACTCCAATAGTTCTAGTGGTTCTAAGTCTTCGACTTCCTCCCAAGAACCACAGGACTCAATACCCTTCTAGGTTTTTCCTGTTCCTTTCCCCTAGAAGAAAACGCCCTCACCTTTTTGTTCATTTTAGGTGGGGGCTATTTTATAAGAAGAGAGAGACATGAGTTACACCTACATAAAAAACGTTATAACAGATATGACTAATGAAGACTATCACTCAACCAGTGGTATATCTTCAAGTGCTGTAAAGGCAGTCTACAAAAAATCTTTGGCACACTGGAAGGGTGAGAAACGTAACCCTAACAATCCTGCTTTTGCTATGGGTAGTGCTGTCCATGCTAACTTACTGGAGAAAGAACGTAACCTGGTAGTCAAAGGACCAAAGACTAAGTCTAGTCTTGCCTTTAAAGAGATGAAGAATAACCTTGCTGAGGATCAGATACTACTTACTGAGGTAGAGTTTAACGTAGCCAACTGTATAACCAGGGGTGCTCTAAGTAATCCTTCTTGTGCCTCCTATCTCAATCATCCACACAGACTAAACGAGGTGAGTATTTTTGTAGAAGATCCTATCTCAGGATTAATTTTGAAGACTCGTCCAGACTTATTGATTGAGGATGAACACACAGTCTTTGATGTAAAGACAACACAGGATGCTAGTCCAAGAGGATTTTTAAAAGAGTGTCTCAAGTATGGATACTTGTTGCAGGGTGCTCACTATGTTTACGCATGTAAGTTAGCAGGTTATGACGTAGATAAATTTTCTTTTATAGCCTGTGAAAAGTCTGCCCCCTATCTCTCACATATTCATTTGATGAGTTCTGAAATTATGCACTGGGCTATGAAACAACTGCACAAAACTTTAGCTGTTATAGCAAAGGCAGAAAAAGATTCTGACTACAGCACAGGTTGGGGTGACTATACTGTTATTGAAAAACCTGACTGGTTATGAATAGAAGAGCCAGGGCTTTAAAGGCAGGGTATCGTTCTGGCTTTGAGGATGATGTAGCAAAAGAGTTACGATCTAAAGGAATTAAGTTTACGTATGAAGAAGAAAAGATTAAGTGGGTTGATCTTAAAATAAGAACCTACACACCTGATTTTGTTTTACCCAATGGTATAATTATAGAAACCAAGGGACGATTTGTAGCAAACGATAGGCGTAAGCACAAAGAGATTTCAAAACAATTTCCTGAATTAGATATTCGTTTTGTTTTTCAAAACAGTAGAGCAAAACTATACAAGGGTGCTAGGTCTTCTTATGGAGACTGGTGTAAAAAGTATGGTTTTCAATACGCAGAAAAAACAATTCCTGATGATTGGTTAAAAGAATAGATTGACCTATTGAGGTTCTTCTATATAACTTGGAGGTTCCTGTGTTGTTTGAGGTTACGATGTTATTAGAGTTAGATCCTGACGCAAATTTTATTGCTTCAGATAGTACAAAGACAAGTCTTGAAGAAATAATTCGAGACACCATATATGATTTAGACGATGTTAAAATTATAGAAATAGATGCAAAGGAGAAATGATGTTAACACACCAAGACTTAGAAGACATGGGATACTTTGAAGCTTTCGAGGAGAACAAACCAATTAATCTAGAGGACTACGCTGAGTGGGTAGAGAATAAAATGATTACCTCTGGTGATAAAAGATTCTTAGAGAACACTATGGGTTTGATAGGAGAGACAGGAGAGTTCTTTGAAAAGCTAAAGAAACATAAGAGAGATGACACACCCTTAGATAAACAGGGTGTTACACTGGAAGCAGGGGATATGTTCTTTTACTTCATAGCTATACTAAATCTTTTAGATATAAAGCTTGATGATGTAGTAAAAGAAAACATGAAGAAGCTAGACAGTAGAGAGAAACGTGGAAAATTAAAAGGATCAGGAGACTACAGATGAATATACCAAATATAGAACAGGACTATGGACCAACTCAACCACTCTCAGAAGAGATACATGCTACGAAATATCGTGGTAAGGGAGAATCATTTAAAGAAGCAATGACTAGGGTTGCTGAAGCACTAAAAGATAATGAGCCACACTTCAATAACTTTAGAAACATTTTGTACAACCAACGCTTCCTTCCTGCAGGTAGGGTGCAGTCTGCAATGGGAGCACCAAGACGTGTTACTCCTTACAACTGCTTTGTCTCTGCTACGATAGAGGATAGCATGGATGGTATCATGGAAGCTGCAAGACGTGCAGCAGAAACAATGAGACTAGGTGGTGGCATTGGCTACGACTTTTCTACTCTACGTCCTCGTAATGCACTGATACGTTCTTTAGATAGTAGATCAAGTGGTCCTCTGTCTTTCATGGGAATCTTTGATGCTATCTGTGATACTATTTCTTCAGCAGGTCACAGGCGTGGAGCACAGATGGGTGTCCTAAGAGTAGATCATCCAGACATCGAACAATTTATTACAGCAAAGAACAACAAGGATAAGCTTACAAAGTTTAATATCTCTGTGGGTGTGACTGACGAGTTCATGCAAGCAGTCAAGGAAGACAAAGACTTTGATCTTAAGTTTGAGGATAGAGTTTACAAGACTGTAAGTGCGACTGCACTCTGGGATCAAATCTTACGCAGCACATGGGACTGGGCAGAACCAGGTATCCTCTTTATTGATCGTATTAATAAGAAGAATAATCTACAATACTGTGAAACTATTGCAGCTACAAACCCTTGTGGTGAGCAGCCACTTCCCCCTAATGGTGCATGTCTCTTAGGTTCTTTTAACCTAACCAAGTACATTGTAGAACATGAGGACAAGTTTGTTTTCAACATGAACCAACTACGTAACGACATACCACATGTTGTACGAGCAATGGACAACGTTGTAGATAGAGCAACCTATCCCCTAAAGGAACAAGAAGAGGAAGCTAAGAGTAAACGTAGGATGGGGCTTGGTGTTACTGGTGTGGCAAATGCTATTGAAGCACTAGGCTTTGAGTATGGTAGTGAACGTTTCATACAAACTCTTGAAGAGATAATGGGAGTGATTAGGGATGTTGCATACACTACGTCTGTTGAGTTGGCTATGGAGAAGGGTCCATTTCCTTTATTTGATAAAGCTTATCTTGAGTCTGGTTTTACTAGGTCTTTACCTCCTCACATATTTGATCTCATTGGGGAGCATGGTATTCGTAATAGTCATCTTCTTTCTGTTGCACCAACAGGAACTATCAGTCTCTCAGCAGACAACATCTCTTCAGGTATTGAGCCAGTCTTTGCCTATCACACAGAAAGAATTATCCAAACCTTCGATGGACCCAAGGTTGAACGAGTAGAGGATTATGGATTCAGAGTGTTTGGAGTTAAGGGTAAGACAGCAGATGAACTATCTGTGTTCGATCACGTAAAAGTATTGAATGCTGCATCTCGCTTTGTTGACTCAGCCTGTTCTAAAACCTGTAACACAGGTGAAGAAGTTACATGGGAAGAGTTTAAGCAGGTATACATGGATGCTTATGATGGTGGTGCTTCTGGATGTACAACATTCAGAGCAGCAGGAAAACGATTTGGTATTCTTAACGTAGCTACCCCAGAGGAAGTTACCCAAGAAGATGATATTGAGGAGACCCAGGACTTTGTAGACGAGGGTGGTGCTTGTTACTTTGACCCTGCTACAGGACTTCGTAAGTGTGAATGAGTATACCTCATGTAAGAAGAAGGATTGCTCCTAGATTTGGGAGCACTCCCTCACCCTGCATCAAAGTTTGTGAGATAGATGATGAAGGATTTTGCACAGGGTGTAAAAGAACTATTGACGAAATAAGAAATTGGATGATAATGTCTGACTACGAGCAGACAATGTTGCTTGCAGAACTCAAGTGGAGAAAACATCATGGCTAAGGTACAGATTGTAGGAGTAGCAGCCAAGTCTCATCAGCCTACAAAAAAGAAAACTTCTCAGTCAAAGAGGATCTCTTCAATTAAATTTGGTTCTATGAATAAACATAAACGCAGGTCAACAAAACCATACAGAGGACAAGGCAAGTGAAATCTGAAATTAAAAAAAGAAATATGGCTCAAGGCAATGAAGCAGAGCAAGAGTTTATTAGACTAAGAGGTGATAATTTTATTCGTAAGGCTAACTTTGAAGAAGATGTTAACGAACACTGGGATGTTCTTGATAAAGAATTTGGAAAGGTAGATGTTAAGTCTGGTAAACGTAGGTCTCACAAAGGACCAGTGGACTTCACAATCTGGTGGGAATTAAAAACAGTTAAGCGTCCACCTGATAATAAATCTCAACAGGGTTGGGGCGTACCTAATGGCATAGAACGAATGATAGCTGTTAGGTCTGAGGATTCTTATTACCTGATAGATCCTGAAGATATTATTGATGACCTAAGAACCAGGTGTTCCTACAAGAACAAGGGTAACTTCTGTTTGTACTCTCGCCCAGGGAAAGAAGATCTTATTACTATCCTTCCCTTGGACTACGTTAAAGAATATGCGAAACATGTGGTGGAAGTATGACTGATAAACGAAAGCAGGTTGGTGGCACACACTACCAGAACTTAGCTATAGAGCCTATTGATTATATCTTAGCCAATGAACTAGACTTCTGTGAAGGTAACGTTGTTAAGTATGTCTCTCGTTGGCGTACTAAGGGTGGCATCCAGGATCTAGAGAAAGCCATACAGAACATAGAGTTTTTAATAGAGAGGGCTGAAGAAGAGAATGAGTAAGCCCACAAAAAAGAAAACCCTTGAGCAAGAAGCCCAAGAGTTTATCAAAGAAGAGATTCCTAGTGATGATGTATCAACTAGGGATTACTTTGCAGGTGCAGCACTGTCAGGTTTACTAGCAGCATCTGGGAAGTACTTACGATCAGACGAGATCATTAATCAAGCATTCTGTTATTCCTGTCTGATGCTTGACTATAAAAAGAATAAAGATAAATCGTCTTAAACTAAACCCCCAGGAATTAACTGGGGGTTTTTTTAATCATCTATTGGCACAGGAATAGGAGAATTTATTTTTACAGGAGGAACTTCTGTCTTCTTGTCTTTATAATTTTCTCTTACAAACTTTATCAATCTCATTCTATTATCCATTTCTTCTTCGATGTCTGAAGAGTCTTGTAAAAATTCAAGAGCAGTGTTGTATTTCTCTGGTTCGTTTTGAGTCATCAACATAACTGCATCATCAAATGTTGAGATACCAGATGCTTCTAACTCAGCTTGTTCTAACAAGTATACGTTCCTAACAAAACCTGCTGCTCTTGTCCTCCCTGGACCCTTCTCGTACATCACATTAAAAGCTTCTGTCATTTGTTCTTCTGTCTCTTGAACAATAGGGTTTACAAAAAAATCTACCAGGGCTTCTTTCTTTGCTTGGTTGTCAGTTAGCTCATCGTAAGTTTGTCCTGCAAACTCTGGATTTTTTAAAGGCAACTTAGTTGTAGATCTCCACTCATCAAACCTCTCAGCCAACGATGGATACTCTTTGCCATAGCCTACTGCTAAGAACTTGTTCACTGCATAGTCTACTGCAGGGTTCTCAATTTTACTTTTTCCATAAAGAGTATACTCAGGTATTCCTAGCTTATTTAATTCTTTTTGGATTCCTGTTGAAGGAGGTTCTTCTGTAAAACCAAACTGTTTAGTTATAGGATTCCACCCCCCAACTGGAGTTGGATTAAATATATTATATTTTTTTAAATCTATTCCATTTTCATTTCTGTTTGATTGGGTAATGCTAAAAGCAGGAGTATCTATTATAAATCTAGTCATTTGATTTAGAGTTACCTGGCTCTTAAACATATCTCCAAAAAAGTTCCTTTCACCTATGAGTGATACATTCCCATCTTCACTTGTGTCTCCACCTCTAGCATCTCTACTATATGGAGATCCTCTTGATGGACCATAGAGTTGTCCTTGAACATCTCTAGCAATCGTAGCAGGATAAGTAAACGTAGATATTATATCTCCTGCTTTTTTCTGAGCGTCCTCATCCCACTTACCTTTTGCAATAGATGTTACCATAGCTCCAACTAGACCAGGATCAAAACCAAGATCAGTCATACCACCCAACACATCTGATAAATCTTTTTTAGCTTTCTCTCCAAAAGGTAAAGGGTTATCTAAAGTTGGCATAGACTCTGGAATAGTATAACCCATACCCTCCAGTGAACTCCCAAGAACACCTGACCTGTAGATCCAGTCACCAATCAAAAGGTTAGCAGCCCAAGGTCCTGCGACACGACCAACATCTGTCTCTGCACCAGTTCCAGTTATATCAAACTTACTATAATCTATCTCGCCTTGTTTTTCTGCAGCAGCCCAGACGCCACCCATTGTAAGCATAGCGCCAGTCATTTGACGTGCTGTTCTATCTGTCCCTGTTTTAAACACGTCACCAACAAGAGTAAGATTTTCTTTACCTGTTTTGTAAGTTAGTTTTTCGAGTTGATCTAAGCCACCTGTTACAATCCCAATGGGCGTATAGTCGTTTATGTATTCCAAATGATTTGCAATGTATCTTGGAAATGGCATGTCTAAACCTGAAGAAACTACAAAAGGTAATTGTTTGTGTAGCCTCTGTATTTCTTGAGCACCCTTACCAAATAAAGAGTTATCACCTTCAAACCCTCTTTGAAAAGTAAATCTCTTGGCGTAGTCTGTAGCTTCAGATAAAATACCAGAAGATCTTAAAGCGTCTAGATCTGTGTGTAATTCTAAGTACTCTTTAAAATTAGAGCCAAGGGCAGGGTTGTTTAATTCTCTTAGTTTCCTGTCAACAGCACCATAGAATGCACCTTGTTTAAACACTGAATCAGTAGCCATGTTTAATGTGTTAACAAACCTAGCCCCTCTGTTCAGAAAACTTGATGATTGACTTACATCTCCAATTCTTTGTGATTCATAAAATAAACTAGCAAATTGTTCAGGAGAATCCTCAAGCAACATAGCTCCCAAAACTTCTGCTTCTACTCTGTTAGTAGTAAAGCCTTTCATTACAGATAGAGTTTTTCCAGTCCATCTTCTAGTTACTTTACCATCAGCGCCACGAACCCCAACAGTACTATTTAAAACGTCTGTCCAAAAAGCATCTGACATATCTATAATAGTATTTCCAGTACCTGTTGCAACGTTAGCTATAGTTGTACCAAGCTGAGAAGTCATAAAAGCAATTCTGGTAGAGTCTAGATCTTGTAAACCCCCATACCCTTTTCTTAACAAGCCACCACCTTCAGCTTCTCTAACTATCTTTAAAGTTTGATCACCTGTAAATACAGATGCTCCTCTGCTATTTAGTATATCAATATTTTCTTGCACTGCCCTTCGTATCTTAGAGCCTTCAGCTAGAGTAGAACCTGCTTTAGAAAGCTCTGCCATCCACACGTATGACAACTCTTCAGCAGAAAGATTGTATGTTTTTCTTATCTGAGTAATTGTATCAGAAGTGATATCTCCTTTAGCAAGACCATCTGCTACAGCCTCTGTTATTCTTTGGCCTGGCTTTAAATTTAATTTTTCTTTTAGTTCTATACTGGCAGCAGCAATACCTCTGATTGTATTCATATCTAGACCAGGAGCTATCATACCATTGTAGTTAGGATCTAGAAAATTATTAAATATTTCTTGACCCATTTGAACTTTATCTTCTGAAAGTTTTGAAAGAGGAACTCCTGCTTCTCTTGCTCTCAGTATAGCTGCCATATCTACAACGTTACTTGTAACATCACTCAAGTCACCAGGAGATATGTTACTACTACTTAACTTTGATAGAGCAAGTTTAGCTGCTTGTTTAGCTTGTACTCTTGCTTTCTCTGCTTGATCAACCAAAACATCCATAGCTTTGTTTTTTGTACTCTGATTCCAAGCTCCACCAAATCCACCAAGAGGTACAGCTATTGCTGTGTCCACTGCAGTATCAACTAAAAGATCCATCCCTGTATATTCTTTACCATAAGCCTTTTCTCTAGTCTCACCTCTTGAGTATGCACCCACTAAAGAGAATGGAGTTTCAGTGGCAACAGCACCTGCACTTCCTTTTAGAAATCCTTTGGTAATAGATGTTTTCTTTAAATTTTCTTTAAGGGTTTTCTTTGTTATACCCCTTTCCAACATTTCTTGAGCATACTTTCTAATGCTCATCTGAGTTGCTTTGGATGCTGCCTTTGCTGCAATTTTAGTTCCTACTCCAAAACCAAAAGTAGCAAGAGTTACACCAGTTGAAGGAGAGAAGATACCTGCAGTTGCATAATCCCAAGCACCTGCTAGTTTTCCTGTGCCTCCACCACCTGTTACATCCATTGCTTGCATTAGTTTAGCAAAAGATTCTTGACCCTCTACAGAAACCTCTTTGTCATTCTTTTGAATGTAAAGTAAATCAAATGCTGCAGTGACCTCATTCATACTCTGCCATCTCATGTGCTGTACGAAATCTCTAGCAAGAGACTTAGTGTCTTTTACTTCTTCATCTGAATAATTATAACGACCACCTTGAAAGAAATTTTTTAAGTCTTGATCGAACTCAGAATTTCCAACTAGATCCATAAAATCTTTTTCTTCAGCCTCCTGTAGGTAGCTCATCATCTGTATCTATCCCAAGTAAACTGTGGGTTTGTAAATGATTCATCTAAGTTATCATTTATTATATCTACATCTAAACCATTGGCAGGTCTAATTTTATTAACAACCTCAAACACTGCATTGACTGGTGACAAAGTATTGAAAGGACTTTCTGCTAACTCTGTAGCCTTCTGTTCTAAATCAGTCATAAGATTTTCTACTTTATCTGATCCTTCTTTATTAGGATTGATAACAAATCTTTCCATCTCCTGATTATAACTAAAGTAATCATTAAACATAATGTGAAGTGTATCACCTACTTGTTTTTTAATATTATTTTGATCAGAAAGACTTATCTTGTACCCTTTTGTTGCAGTAATATCAAAAGGTTTATCTATTTTTGGTGATGCAACACCACCTGTATAAGACATTAAATTAGCTAAAGCATTATCAAAATCTTCTCTGTCTGTAGCATTGTAAGCATTCAACATAGCTTGTGTTTGTCCCTCAGAATTAGTTAAGTCTCCAGACAATCCAATACCAACAGCCTTTGATAATTCAACATCATCATCTATTCTTTTCTCAAGACCTACGTTTAATGTTGTGATATAATCAGGGTCTATCCTATCTTTACCATCCACTATCTTAGCTAGTTGGAAATTAAGTTGACCAGTCATTTCTAATGCAGTTGCCACTCGTTTTGTAAAACCCATTTCAATAGCAGTATCAATCCTGGCAGTTCTTTCTTTTGCAGAATCTGTTCTAGCATTAATACGTTCCATGATGTCAGGAAGAACCATGTCTTTAAGTTTTGAAAGTTGAGTTTGCATAAACTCATCAGCCCTTATTCGTAAATCTTCTTGACGATTAAGTTCTTCAACAACACCTTTAACAAAACTCATTACTATGCCCTCGCCATAAGACCTTTAGGTTCAGCCTTTGGCTCACCAAGATCCATTTCTATTTGCGCAGTTTCCTCTGCTCTTGGAGCATTCTTCACTACACTTTTTTTCTTATTAGACTTACGTACCATATTTTTTAAAACAGATAATTGTTTTTTATCTTCATCATTATTTTCAAAGCCACTCTTGTAAGGAACTTGCAGTTCATCTAAAGCCACTTCTATAAACTCGTGAACTGTAGGAGATATAATTAAACTAGTATCAATTGTGTGAATACCCTCAGATACTGCACCCCTCATGATACCCTCTACTAGATCTTTAACAGGAACTTCTTTTTGTACAACTAAAACTACATTGTCTAGTATCTCTGGATCAGTCAGCCTGGTTACGTGGTAGCGTAAAGCTTCTTCAGGATCTGTAATTTCTGGTGGTCTTTCATAAGGTCTATTCTTTGGCTCAACAGTAAGAGACTGCCCAGGTATAGGTCTGTCAAATGTTTTAGGTTGTGCTTTAGGTCTAGGTCTAGGTTTAGCTGCAGGTGCAGGTGCTGCAGGTCTTCTCGCAGCAGGTGCAGTGGGTTTCATATTAGCCATCTGTCCTGGCATCTTTTGATTATATATGGGTCTAGCCATAGGATTCATTTTTTGTTGTGCTTTAGGATCTATCATTACTATCTACTCACTCTCTCAAAATAATCCATAACAGACTGACCTGTTATATCTCCATCTCCTTCTGTTCTCCAGTTAGGATTTTGCTTCCAAGCTTTAGATCCTTTCTTATAGATAACAGTATCAGGATTATTTTTAACATCGTCTAGTTTGTTTGGAGCAGCTTGAAGTATAGCCAATGGTACACTTCCATCGTAGCCCCAGTAGTCTAAGTATTCTTCATAAAGTTCTAATTGTTTCACGTCACTCATATCACTTGCTTGTTTAGCAGTTATACCTTTATCCTCAAACACCCCACCTTTTTGAAATTGTGTAGGAATAAACTGTACGAGTGTTACAGCTTTACTCTCAGGGTTTATTGCTTTGGTATCCATACTACTTTCACCCTGTATAATTCTATAAAATTCATTTGAAGGTATGCCATACTTCTCAGACATTTTTTCTATTTGATTAATAGCAAGACTACTTAAAGAACCTTGAGCCTTTTCAGGATATGACAACTCAGTTCCATCTTCCTCTACGATAGATCCTTGAGAAACAGATCTAGGTTTTGTCTTCATCATGTTTGCAAACAATGATTCACTACTATTTCTTAGTGCAGACCTATAGTCTGTCATAGTATCTAGAGGATCTTTAGGTCTTGCTTTTGGTTTTAGTTTATTGGGTATACCCCCCAAAGCTTTTTGAGCTTGAGATTTACCAGAAGAAACAGAATACTTTGTCCTTAACTTTGCAACCCTTTCAGACGCTTTAAGAACACTGTCCTCACTCTTAGGAGCAAGTTTATAACTCATTGTAAAACTCCCAAGAAAAAATACTATAAAGATAAATCTTTGCATTAATCATTTTATATACCTTATGTATTAAATAAGCTAGTGGCAGGGGAACTAAAAAATATCTTTGTGAGAAGACTTCCTACAGCAGCTTGTTCTTCTGCATCTATCTGCTCTCTTATAGCTTCAAGTTGTTTATCTCCTAGTAAAATACTTAATGCACGATCAGCAGCATTTTCACTTTGAGTAAAACTGTAATCCATTATATCTCTTTCTCTTTGCCATATCTCATCAAGAGACTTTAATGTTAAAGCATTTACAGTTTGAGCATAATCCATATTAGCTTCATTAGAGGAAGAGGTATTTATTGTAGCAAGATTTTGTCTCCAGGCTGCGTTAGCCTGTGCTACAGCTAGATAGTTTTGAGCATTAAATATTTCTCTTTGATTTTGAATAGAAGAATTAAATTCTAACAAAGCATTTGTTTCATCAGCGTTGAACTGTTGCATTGCATTAAGTTGTGCAGCATTAAACTGATTGATTGAAGCCTTAAGATTTGCAAAGAATTGGTTTGTTTGATTTTCTGATGTAGCATTAAATTGTTTTGAAGCATTCTCTGCAGCTTGATCAGACATAATAGAATTAATAAGAGATTGATTTTTAAACAATGCTACTTGTTGGTCATTAGATAAGTCAGCCATATCTACTTGTAAAAAATTTTGAGCGTTCTGCACTTGTGCTTGCTGTCTATTGTTTAGATTAGATATGTCTATTTGTGATAAGGCTGCAGCTTCTGCCATTATAATAGCTTGATCATTATTTAAGTTTTGCAATTCCATAGTGTTAGCAGCACGAGAATTTTCTAAAGCTACCTGTTGTTGTGCATTAAAATCTAGGTTAGCAATTTCAGATATGGTAGCAGCATTTTGTACTTTAGCTTGGAATGCCTGGTCAAACTCTATTCCTAAAAATTTAGCACGTTGCTCTGCTTTCATCATAGCTACTTGTTGTTTATTAGCTGTATCAATCTGAGCAATAGGTAATGCAGCTTCCATAGCAGCTTGTATAATAGCTTGACCTGCCATACTAGAAGCACCAAGACCTCTCTCTGCCATTACTGCAGTAGCTCTACGCATAGAACCTGCAGCCCATGCAGGTGTGTTACCACCCTCAAATTGAGACATAAGGTTAGCTAGTTCTCCTTGTATTGAAGCAGCTTGTATTTCACCAGAACCAAAAGCTTGCCCCACTCTATTCTGATCTACAGCAGAACCATCTATTATTTCCCCTATTCTTTGAGTTCTTAGAGGACGATTAACTACATCTATTGAATCAGCTTCTGCTCCTTCCATTCCTTTGATAGAAGAACCCACTTGTTGTTGAGCAGTTATTTGTCTAGTAGGTGTACCTAGATTTGCAGCAGGACTTAAAGTTGGAAGAGCATTCTTAACGTCAGAGTAAGACGCATCTGCAGTATAAGATCCTTTAGTTGTTGCGCCTGGTGTATCAGCAATAACACCAGTACCCATCTGAGCTATCTCATCTTTTCTAACTATAGGTGCTACTCCCATAGCTTGACCTGCAGTAGATTCAATTACAGAGCCATAAGTATTTGGATCTATATAAGATGTAGGGGCAGCAGCTACAGCACCTCCTGGTGCTCCATAAGCTTGTGCTGTTAAGTTTCTTTGATACTGAGCTAAATCATCTTTAGTGACTTGCTGCTGAGAAGTATCATAGTTTTCATTTATGGTTGATTTTACTGGATTCTTAGCAGCTTCATCAGCAGCTTTCTGAGCATTAATAGAAGTTAAAGTATTTGGATCAGCAACATAAGAATTAAAAGCGTCAATGTACATCTGGGCATCATAACCAGGAAGGTCAGGGTTTACCCCCTGCTGCTGTAGATATTGATCATATAAAGGAAGACCAAGATTTGTTAAAGCCATACTGTTAGCAGCTTGTGCATTTTCTTGTGTAGCATATCCTTGAGAAAAAGTTCCATTAGGATACTTTATTTTATATTGATCACCTTCCTGTACAATATTGCCACCAGGTTTATAGTTAAGTGGTGGGTTAACCCCTCCCCCTGTATTGTAGCTTTGTACTACACCACCTTGGTTCTGTGCTTGTGCTGCTACAGGAAAGTATCCTGGGGGAATTGGTTGCATAGCTTGACCATTCATAAATTGTATATACATGGTCATACCAAAATTATTTTTGTATAACTTGTTTTCAAAAGCAGGGGCCATACCTGCTGTAGTTTGTTCCTGTAAAGTTTGAGGTTGAAAGAACTGACTATTCTGATCATCTCTATTTATATAACTAGACTCTTGATTTGCTAGACCTTGTTCAAAAGTAGGTATCTGTGTTTGAGTTGTTCCACTTGATTCAGGAACAGTTGTACCTGTGTTTGAAGAATTAAAAGGATTAGTTATATATCCTACATTAGCTGCACTACTTCCTGCTTGATTGCTCTGATCCCCAGATTCAACGTTTGTATTATCGTTAACAGTAACTTGACCTGTATCTTGACCTGTATCTTGTGAAGTACTAGTCTCAGTCTGAGGAATTATTTTAGAACCAAAAGGCGACCATTGTAATGAGTTATATAAATCACCTGTAATATTTACACCATACTGACCTCCTGCAACTTTTTCTTGCTGTAAATATTTTTTATCATATATGCCATCAAAATCACCAACAGGTTTAAGTGCTATTGTTTCTTCATCTGTTTCTTTTAACAAGTTTTGTATTAGTACTTGGTTAGCAATGTTGTCATTTGTCATGAACCTATATTCTTCACCAGTTCGAGGATCAATCTTGCCACCTAAGTTTTTAATATTTTCTGTAGTGCTTTCCATATATCCATTATAAACAGCATTTTTATAAGCATCAAAGAATGCTGCAGCACCTGCATCTTTTGGGCCACCTAATGTAGATCCACCATAGAAATTAGAACTACCTACATTATATCCATACTGAGTTAAAAGTTTTTGAACGCTTTCTGTTCCATCTCCCACATCAACGAGAGGAGTATCAGCACTTAAACCTGCTGCTACCTTTAATTCATTTATTACGTTCTGATCAATACCAGTAGTTTGAGATAAGAACATGCCATCTGCCAGATTAACTACAGCACTAACTTGCTCTTCAGACATACCTTCTGGTATTTCTGAGGTTGTATTAAAACTAGAGCCTAAACCAAATGAATCTTGTGCTTGTGATAAAGCTTGTTCATAGCTTCTATAGCCACCCCTTAAAATAACACCATCACTAGTTACAATACCAAAATTATTATCGTCACCCAGTTGAACAACAGAAGGTTTATACATTTTTTCTGTAGCAGCTAATGTTTCCTTAAGCATATCACTGCTACTTATATTAGAAAAATCACGAGTATCTTGATTAGAACCTACAACACCATACAAAAGTTCACTCGCTTGTTGTATGATACTTTGTGCATTTGAACCTGGATTAGAATATAATTCTTCAGGAGTAGATCCTGATATAGCTTTCATCATTTCACGCATGTTAGGTTTACGTGGATTAGCAGGATCATAAGCATAGTTAGGATCTACCCAATCTGGTATTCCTGCTGATACTGTTTCTGTGTTATCGACTTCTTCTGCCATTTTTATACCTTACCTTAGTGATAGCGTTTGCCAGAGATTGACTGTGTCTGCTCTAGTAAAACTCTGATAACTTTCTTTTAATTCTTCTGGCATGTCTATCCACTCAATAGTTGCACCTGTTTCTTTACATATATCTAGAGCAACCTCGTAAAAACTTCTTTCAAAACCTGTACCCACGTTCCAGACACCTGACTTTTCTATAGAGAAAAACTTTTGATGATACTCTATAATCTTGTCTACGTGAATAAAATCCCTGTAAAAATATTCTGAGTTCTTGAATAGTTTTATCTTTCCAGTTTCTTTTGCTTGCTTTCTAAACTTAGTATGTGGACTTGCCTGTTCTTCCTTGTGCTCCTCATGAGGACCATACACATTAAAGTATCTGAATACTTGAGTGATGATGGGAGCTTTTCTATACTTAATATAGTTTTCAAATATAGCCTTGCTTCTAGCGTAGTGATTGAGAGGATCTAGAACTGCAGTCTCTTTAAAGCCACAAGGATCTAACCCATATACTGATGCACTACTAGCAAACTGAAAGTTGATACCCCTATCTATACAGTCTTCAAATAAATAAATAGAGGACTCAATATTCTGTACTGTTATTTTACGTATGTCTTTCTCTGTAGTAGAGCTTACTGCTCCTAAGTGTATTACCCAGTCAAGACCATCCAGTATTGGGTACTGATTACCATACTCGTAAGTAGAAATCTGATGTTTATCTTTTAGGGCATTGACCATGTTCTGACCAATGAACCCTTTGTTACCAGTGACTAGTATTTTCATGCTTGACTGTCACCCTTACCTACTCTGTAATTATCTTCTACAGAGTCAGGGGTAGATACTTCTAGGATTGTACCCTCTTCTAAGCAAATGATCTGATGAGGTACAAGAGTCGCATTCGTCCAGGCATCGCCCTCACCCAGGGACTCAATGTTAACAGTGGCGTCTTCTGTGTCAATCCAATGCACTTCAAACTTGCCTGATAAAACGTACCAACTCTCTTCCTTATCCTTGTGGAAGTGCATAGAGAATTTAGCACCAGAATTAAAAGATAAAAACTTACTACAATACTTGTCATTTGTTACCCATATTAGTTCTGAACCCCAACCTTTTTTAACAAAACCTTCAAGTCTCATGAACTACCTCTTCTATTTTGGGGGCATATACGCCCCTGTGTTGCACAGTTATGGCTGCTGCTTGCATTGCAAACTTTATAGCCTGGTCTATACTATAAGTATCTAAATACTTGAATACAAGACCTGCGAGAAAAGTATCTCCTGCACCACACACATCATGAGTTTCTACACTTGGAGGTAGGTAAGTCCTATTTTTATATTCGACTTTCTTTGAGCCATAGGTAACTATTAATTCGTTAGTAAGGCTTTCAGCCTCTTCGTATTCGTACTGATTTATCTTTACAAAACACCCATCAAACTGAGCTAAATCTTTTTTCTTTGTATCTACAAAAATAGGACCATCAAACTTTGCCCTAAGTTTTTTTATGTCACCCTCTTCTACAAAACCTTTGTTATAGTCTGATATAACAATTGCAGAGTAACCATCTAGACTTTGGTCTGCTGTGTCCACCTGCTCAGTCTTAATCTGTTCGTCTACTCTAAGCAGTTGTTGACCAGTCTTTTCTTCTACGTACCTGTGCTTACGCTCTTTGTAGTCTGTTATGACATCTACTCTTGCACCTAAGTTAACAAGGTTATTGTAGACGTTATAGGCCATACCTCTTTTTACAACAGTAGATGTAAGATCAAAGACAGGTACAGGAGCTTCAGGACTTATTCGAGTTACAGTTCCTGTGTGATATTCATCATAGCAACTGTCGCCTAGTAATAAAATTTTCGATTGTTTTTGTTGTTGATTGACCATTGGTTCTCTCGTAGAATACTACCTTGTTACAGTACTCCTCCCCTATAACCTTTTTTCCTCTCCAATCAGAACCCTTAACCATTATGTCTGGTCTGTACCTTTCAAGAATTGCAAGAAGATCATTGTCTGTGTCAAATGTTACTACGCTTGTAACAGGTTTCAACGAACCAATTAAATGTTTTCTATTCTTAAGTTTATTGAAAGGTCTTCCTTCCCCCTTGTTATACTCAATACGCCTATCTGTGTCAATAGCTACGAGCAGGTGAGTGCCTAAACCCTTAGCAAAATCAAGCAGATCAAGGTGTCCTGAATGCACTACATCAAATGCTCCATTGACAAATATCTTCTTCATAATTAAAATTACACCATGTCTAGATTTAAACATATAATAGAACAAGACCCACAACAGATTCAACAGCAAAATGTTCCTAGTGATTGGCCTAAAGTATTTCCTAAGTCAATTGTTGGTTTGGATCGTGATGGTGTAATAAATGTAAACAAGGGTTACATCTCTGATCCTAACGACTGGGAGCCTATCCCTGGTTCTCTTGAAGCTATTCGTATGATTAGACTCAAAGGATATAAACTAGTTATACTAACCAATCAGGGGGGTATTATAAAAAAGGAGCAGACACATGACCAAGTAGAGGCTGTTCATCAACGTATGATGGAAGTCTTTGGTAATGCAGGTATCTACTCCATTGATGGTTTGTTCTATTCTGAAACATCTCTGAAATGTGATTGCTTTGCTAAACCTAATTTAGGTATGTTTCACAGAGCAGAGAAAGAAATATTTTTAGATAAGCATAGGTTTAAACAAAATGGTTTTTATGTTGGTGACAAGATGACAGATCTTAAAGCTGCAGAACGTATAGGTGCTAGACCTATTCTTGTTCGTACTGGTCATGGATTAGAAACTGAAGAAGACCTCAAGAAATTCTCAAAAGAGAAACTTAGAAAGAAGACCAAAGTGTTTGATGATCTTCTTCAGTTTGCTCATAGGTTGCCTTAAGCAGCTTCCTCCATATCCTCAACAAGACTATCATTATAAGGATAATGTACTAGCTTACCTACGTCTGGTAAGTATAGATAGTTTATGTCTGAGTTCTTTACAGTCTCCATAGCATCTTGCAAAGTCTCAACTAGAGGCTGACCTGCTAGATTAAAACTTGTGTTAAACAGAATAGGAACACCAGTTATTTTATCAAACTCTTTTATCAGGGAATAATAGCTAGGGTTCTGTTCTTTAGTCACAGTCTGAATACGACATGTACCATCTACGTGCGTGATTGCAGGAACTTCACCATGCTTGTCAGTCTTAAAGTCCATAGCATACATCATGTATGGTGACTCTTCTAGACCACGAGTTTCAAACCACTCTTCAAAGTTTTCTTGTAGCATTGAACCTGCAAAAGGTCTGAACCACTCTCTTCCTTTGACTGTGTTTACAAAGTCTTTACCATTAGGATCTGTGGGATCATACAGTATAGAACGATTACCCAGTGCTCGTGGTCCTGCCTCAGATCGTCCTTGGAATAGAGCTACAATGTTTTTGTCTGCTATTAGCTTTGCTACATCAGCAGTCTTTACATCTTTAGTCTCTATGTCACCAAAGTCATAATCTTCTTTTCGTTCAGGACCAAGATACAAAGTAGTCATAGGACGTATAGTCTTATCCTCTTTGTTCTTATCGTAGTGAATTAGTTTGGCTAACCCTACTGCTGTACCACCATCGTGAGAGATAGGGTCAACAAAGATATTCAGATCAGGAAACCTTTCCTTGTAGTAGTAGTTGGCTACACAGTTAAGGCCATAACCACCTGATATAACAATGTTTTTGTGTCCTGTTTTATCTACAGACTTTTCGATTAAGTCTCCTACAAGAGTTTGTGTCTCATCTTGCACAGCCCAAGCTAAATCTTTTGCTGCATCTGTTACCTTTGTGTGGTCACTATGCCAACCTTTAGGGTCTTCTTTTAGTTCTAGTAAAGGGTGGCGTGAGTGATCTACGTAAGCACCTGCAGGGTAGTTAGGAATAAATACGTTCTTGTTACCTCTACCATTATAAAACAGACTAGGAATAAACTCGTTGCTTTTACCATATGGTGCAAGACCCATTGTCTTACCTGCTTCAATGTAACCAAAACCAAGATAGTCTGAGACAGCCTCATATGCTTTAACTATTGTTATAGCACTATCCATTTCTACATCTTCAGTTATTATACGTTGGGTATCGTAGTTACCTCCATAAGAAGTAAATACAGGTTTTATTCCCTCTTCATAGCCACAGTTAAAGATAGACTCTGTTTCAAAACCTGGATTCTTAAAGTTTTCATCAGCCTCTATCTCTCTACGAGAACCAGACCCATCTACAATAACTGCTGCAGCCTGTTCAAAACCTGAGTTATAAAAAGCATTTGCTGCATGACCTACGTGATGAGCACCTCCAACGTTTACTATCTGCAGGTTAGGGTTAAACTTCCTTAAAAAACCAGAGTAAGGATCTTCTCCTGTCCAAGGTAACTGTGGAAATTGTTCTGAAGTACCACCAAGAACCAAAATGTCTACACCATACTTTAGTGCTTCTACTATTCCTACAAAAGGATTACCATCGTACTTACTACGAGAAAGTCTTTCTTCCTCTATATAAAACTTTAGTTCACCATCAACTACTAAAGCAGCAGAACCATTATGCCCTGGATTGATTGCTAGGATATTCATTACTTCACCTTCTTTTCTATATCTTTTACGATGTTTGCATAAATTTTATTTATTTCTTCATCATTAAAGTCCATGAGGCTTTCGTTCATACGATCAGCTAAGTGACCCTCAAGACCAGATATACGTATAGGTGAGTATTTCTTAGCATCCTCCTTTTCAATAATGTTAAAATAATTTGGATAAGTTGTGTTGATTGCAAAAGTAGAGCCAACAATTACAGTACCAGGTTTACCTAGTGCCTTTGCCATGTGCTGACCTACAGAATCTACTCCTATAAAATAATCAGCAGCATCTATAAAAGCAGTCCACATTCTGAGATCAGCTTGTGGTTTTACTGTATATGTATCCTCTTCCATATAAAACTGTTGCTCTGCCATTAACACAAGATTGTATTTTGCAGATAATTTCTTGACCAACTTTAAATATGCTTGAGGATCAAGAGAACGAGATGACTCATCTACGATAGCACCAACAGGGTGTTTTTGTGCAGAACGTCCAAAAGGTTGAATAACAATAGTATGATTCTTCTTTTGTTGGTTCTTAGTATCAACAATCATCCCCACAGCATTTAACTCTTCTGCTTTAGAAGTCTTCAAGATAGGATCTTGTAGATCAGAATGATCATTAGTATTGTTGATAAGAACGTCAAAGGCTTCTGCCAAAGATAGTTCTTGTTTAAAATATCCTGGAACTCGATATGGTTCAGGTGATATTATTTCTTCAGCATGTTTTACTACATGATCAAAGATACCTTTTTGTTCAGGGTTAAATACTTTGTCTTGTAGTTCAGGAATACCCCAGTATAAAGTATCCCATCCATGTACTAGTATAGCAAAATCTTCATGTTTCTTTACATACTTTAGGAAAGCAGGTATAGATGCAATAGCACGACCTGCGCCCCCATCAATAAAAAATAGTTTTTTCACGAGTCTTCTTTCTTATTATTATTATTACCCATGAAGGGTGCTCGTTATTATACAATAATTTTTTAATTAGTTCAAGAGGGTTGTGTAGGCCAAGTTGGTTCAGGCCAATCCTCGTCTGTAGGCAAATTTCGTAAAGCTGCCCTATAAGTAACCCATTCAGCTTTCTTCTCGTCTGTTAAAGGAGAATCCACAACCTGAGTCCAGTCAGACTCTACTAGAAGATTATCTCTTTTCTCTCTACCTGCATCACTTTGAACCTGTAATAAGTGAGCAGCTTCTGCTGCAATTTCTTCTTCTGTTGGATCAGGAATTTCTCTCATATAAGTTTTAGAAGAAGTTATAACTTGTTCCCACATTTATGTCATCTCCTCTGTTTGCTTTGGATGCCCTGTTATTCTAAAGCTTCTTTGAATACCACAATAGTTACAACTTAAACAACCACCTGTAATACAAATACCATTAAACACACACCATTGAGGTCTACAGCAAAGAAAACAATTATTTAACCACCCACAACCCCACATCATTCTACAGGTATCAGACCCTGTGTTTCCTTCAGCAGTTGGAGCTACTTGGGCATTAAATCCTACTGTAGGACCAGTGGCACTAGTTGCATTTCTAGTAGTTGTTATTGGAAAAAAAGCTATATTAAAAGAACCACCTCTTTGAAACTGACATATTCCTGCAAACAAACAATTGTGACAACAAGTCATATAGTTATTCCCACCACAAACTCTTATAGTTCTATAAACATGCTGACAATCTTCTAGTACACCATCAAAAACAAGTCTTACACAGGGCATACAACCACTAGTTCCTTCTGTTCCACCCAAAGTCATGTCCATACAAATACAACAATAATTAAAAAAATTATGTGACAGTAATAAATTTGAAGTTGTAGGTGTAAAGTCTGGACAATTCATTATCACTACTTCTGGAGAGACACATGCAGATCTTTCTTGAATAGTGTCACAGTAATTATATCCTTTAGATGTTACTGTGGTAAAACAAGCATTCTCAGGAAGGACTGTAGCCCCTCCTGATGCTTGACCTGCTAGTTTAATAAACCTAGACATTACTCGTCATACCCCCATACTTGTACTGCTATAGGAGTACCACTATTGTTTGAGACATAAAGTTTATCAGAATTTGAAAGTACAATACCTGTTCTTTCTATTCTGTTTGCTGAAGTTTTAAACTCAAGAGTGCCTGTATTATTAATACAGTTACTTGCGTTAAAGTAATGATTAGTTTTAAAGAAAAAGTCTGCACCATTGTTTTGGATTATGTTAGTACATAGTGCATCTCCTGAGCCTACATTATTTATTTCAACAAGATCAGTAGTAACTTTTTCCCAAGTAACTAGATCTGGAGATCTATACTGTATCATACAACCATTCCAACCACTTGAAATATCTCCAAAAGTAAAACATTGTTTCCATATAGCAAAACAACATTTTGCAACTAATTGAGGTTGACTTGAAACTTCAAGGTAGCATGATTTTTCACTCCAAGCTGTAGGAGTTCCTGAAACACATTTAATAAACCCTGCAGTAATCCAATCTGCCATTGTTTTACATTGTTTACAACAACTAGAATATGTTCCCCCATGAATACACCCTGCTCCATTAGGTGAATATTCACTGTCAATAGAGTATATTCCATCTGCAGGTGAAGTTGCATTTTGTGCAGCAGAAGTACCCATAACTTCAAAATAGTTGCAGTCAGTATATGGATTGTACCATAACCACTTTACTGTTGAAGAACTCATTGCAACTACCATAGGATAAAAACTACAACATGAGTTGGCATCCTGTCCAAAACAACAAAACTGCTTCATACTACAGAACCTGGTTAGTTGGCATTCATCTGAATGACCTTGAGTACTAGAGTTAGGGTACTGTACAATTGCTGTTGGACCTGTTGTATAAGAAGCAGGAAAGAAAGCTACGTCACATCCTGCCATCACATACTTATGATGGGCATGTGTACCAATTTGCCAATCTGCACAACAGCAACAACCATTGCAGTTGCACTCCTCGTGGTAGTGTGCTCTGTCACACTGTTGACTAACTTGTTGACCTGAACAACGACTACCACCTACAATTGCTGATGAACCAGTAGTAAGGTCATTTATAAATCTCACCCTAAATTCTTGACATTGACTTGGCCTATGCATTCCTGCAGCAGAAGTACCCATATCAAAAATAGGTGTTGCATTTGACCATATGTCTTGAGAATACCATGCGTGACTACATCCATAGCAGTTATTTGCTTCCATACAAGAAGTATGACAAATAAAACCACAATAGAAAAATCTTCTTTTACAATCCCTACTACCACAAAACGCATGACAACAGCAAACAGTTTCCTGCCCAAATCTTACAAAAGCACCACAGGCAGCACAAGTGTGACACCCTACTGCACAACAAGGAACAAAATAGTTATTAAAACTAGATTTTTCCCAAGCTTCCCCTGCTCCTGCTATAAAGGAGGGATGGTTCATTTGCATTTGTTGACTTATACCAGACCAACGCATATTGTTTTTTGGGTTACACTGTATACCTGCACCAAAATGAGAGGCTTTAGAGGGCTGAACAAAACCTGCCCCTATAGCACACCAACATGAAAGACAAACACAGTTATTTCTTTTGTATAATGCACCATCTGTTGCATCACACCAAGCAAAAGACCTATCAAGAGCACAGACAGATTCAGTCTTAGTAAACCCACAAAGAGCAGTTCCACCACTGTTTACTGAAATATTGCCTGTACTTGTAGGTGGAGCATCTAAAGTACTTACTGTAGTGCTGCACAAAACACAAGCATCTGTAGCTGAATACTTTAAGCTTAAGCAAGCATTGTTATCAACACTTGTTGCCTGAGCATGAATTGTTATTGAAGCAGGATTGCCACTAGAGTTCGTATATATTTTACAAGACTCGTGTGCTCCTATCACTGCCTGTCCTAAAGTTCCTGACATTTTATCTTACCTCTTTTATATTGCTGTAGCTAAATAGTATGCTTTACCAACACTAGTACCTGCACTAATGCCAGTTAGTAGAGATCCATCTACAGCAGGTAGCTGTGCTGATCCATTAAGTTGTGGTATATTGTTGGCACTCGTACCAACATTAAGTTGAGATGCAGTACCAAGCCCAGTAACATTAGATGTTACATCAGAGCCACCCAGTCTAAGTGTAGTTACGACTGCAGTTGGTATTGTACCTGTACCTGTAAAGGTAGGAGAAGCAAGAGGAGCTTTTGCATCTATTTGTGTTTGCACAGAAGAGTTTACTCCTGCTACTCCATTTAATTCAGATGTACTTGCTGTAAGTCCTGCTAGTTTATTTAACTCAGCAGTTGTTGCAGTAACTCCATCTAACTTATTTATTTCAGCAGCAGTAGCAGTAAGATCACCAATTTCTGATACACTAATTGCACCATCAGCTAACTCACCTCCTGCTGCAACTAAATCTGCTAATACTCTTGCTTTACTCATTTGTTTCTCCTATTAACAAACGTCTACTTGTGGGGTAATATATAATTTACAGCAGTTATCTGCAGGGTTAAAAGATATACAAACACAACTTCTGAATGCTCCCATAGCTTTTGATGAGCCACATACAACTTGAGGGTTAGTAACTGCAAAACAACATAAGATAGTAGGACAACAATTGTTTTGTATTGTTGCAACAGGACACTGTAATCTAAAACAGCAAGTACCACTAACATTACCCAAGAAACAAGAGCCACCTAAACAAGCATGTAATGGTGCAGCCCCAGAATTAAGAGTTGCAATAGATATTGCATCTCCTGCATTTCCTGCCTCTGAAGCAAATCCCATCCATGTAGCACTGTTGTTTTGTGCTGCTTGAGTTGCTACTGCATATCTTGTGCTGCCATCAGCACATGTACAGTTCCAGAATATGATATGACAATTTGCACCTACAACGTCTGCCCCTTGTGGCATAAAGGTTAGTGTACCAAAGTAACAACCTAAGTTACATGCTGTAACAGCACCTGTAGCCCTACATCTTGTATAAACACAGAAAGCATTTTGGTGACATAGGCAACTGTCTTCACAGAGATACACGTAAGGAAATATTGGTGTACCTACACACATACAACATGGGTTAGCACCTCTACCAAATACAGTTGGATTACCACCTGAAACACTAGGGAAGTTTTGTCTTATTTTAGTTGTTGGAGAAGTACAGTGATAACTTATATTAAAGGTTTGACCTGCACAAGTTTGACAGTTAGCTCCAAAACAAACTTCAATACACTGGCAACTTAAGAAAGTATAGTTTTGAGGACAAAGAGACATTGTGTTCAAGTAAACACTTGAAGGCCAACCAAAAGGACTTGCTATTGTCCTCATGCAACAATTTACACCTCTACTCTCTCCACAATTATAACATGCAAAATCACAACATTGTAATACATGGTTAGGAATACAAACATCACCATGCATTAGAAGACCACAGTAAGATACATTGTATCCTTGTTGATAGTGAGTTGTTATAGGTCTTGGTCTGACCTCATAAAGCATTGTTTCAACAAAACTTGCTCTTAGATTTTTTTCTACATGTTTAAATAAATCACCAGGCATTATACAAGTTTGTCCAGGAAAACCATGTGAGCTACAGGAAGTAGTATTAAAACAAGTAATGTTAGTTACACTTCCTGTACAACCTGTAAGATAAATACAATTTGTTGAATTATTTACACAGAATTTAAAACAAACGTTTTCGCCACCTAGAAAATTAGAACCACAGCAAATCCTTGTTTGACAGTTGGTCCATTCTGCACCTATCCAAAAGGGGTATAGTATCAAAAATTGTTTTGACTCCCCACTGTCGTAGCAACCTGTATGAACTGCTCCTTGTGGAAGAAACCCATAGCATAAGTTTCTAACGCCACTGTTGCTACAACAGAAAAAACATTTAGGTACGCCACCATCAGACTGCATTGCATGGGCTTTAACCAGAACAGGGTGGTCATCTTGCATAACCATATAGTCACCAAAGTTCTGTCCTGCAGCACAGTCACCTGCAAAGTGTCTATCTAAAGATGCACACCTAGTAAAAACACCACTACATGCACCAGTTACACCATTGTAAAGACCTAAACAAAATTGACCATCAGTAGCAGCATTATGGCACATGCACACAATGTTAGTAGACATTACACCTGCACCCTGTCCTGTAGGTTTAAAAGCTCCTACCCTCATAAAAGAACCACAATGCTTCTTTTCTGCTCTACCATTGCTACCTTTTCTAAAGTATACGTGTTGAACTGGCTCTGTCCAAAGAACCCAACCATTAGCATCTTCAGTAATAGGCCATAGTTTTCTTTCACCTTCTGAACAAATAGTACCACAATTTGAGTTAGTAGATGCGTTACAAAACTGAAAATTAAATTCTCTGTTAGTTGAAGCTATACAACCTGCAGTAGGATTTAAACATACATTGCCATCCATCTCTTCTACAAAAAAGAACTCACATGCTAAAAGAACACACAAACAGTCACAGTTAGCACAGATACTTGAAACAGCTTTAGACTTAACGCCATACATCAAGTTACCATTTTTAGTTAGGTTTCCTAAACCCCAACATCCATGAGCAAGATCACAAGTAATACTTGGGTTAGTGCAAAGCTCATCTTTTCCTGAACACTTTGTAAATTTCCAAAACATCATACCATGTCTTTGTCCACCTGCACACATTTCTCTAGGAGCCATGTAACATTTTTTTCCAAGAAATGCACAACAACTACCTGTTGTATTTTGGCAAGCTTTTCTCAACACTGGCATAGCAACATACCAGTAAGCACAATCACAACTTTTAAATACCATCGTGCCATTTATGGCTTCATAAGGATTTTTAGTTGATTGAGATACAACTCTACATTGAGAATTAGACGAACCTATCTGTGCACAACATCTAAGATTTTCTATAACAAAAGGATAGCCTGGTTGTGGGTTTGCTGCAAAACAACATATACAACAACAGTTTCCTCCTGAAAAACAACACTTAGTAGATTCAACAGAAGTATAGCTATGAAAAGGAACTGAAGGTGTTTGACACCAACAAAAACTAGAATAATTTACTGTTGTATTACTGTTAGTACAAGCACACTCAACTACGAAACCAGTATTTAAAACAGTAAGACATAAGTTACTTTCATCATAACATATGTTTTGCATACCATAACAAGGTATAGCAAGACCATCTGTACAGTTATTTGCGTCTGCACAAGCTTTATTTTTAAAAGCCATTAAACCTGATTTAGAAAGTCTAAACCAGTTTAAAGGTCCAAGTCTCATTGTTACATCATATGCATTACACGCAGAGGTTGCACAATGTAAATAACAACAATAACAATGGTTACTACAATTAAAAACATCAGGGTTTTGAATAATACCATGACCATTAACCCCACCATGAGAAGTTGGTAGTGTATGAGAGTTGGGATCTCCTTGAGTTTTTTCAATAGTTTTATCACCCAAAGTATAAGACACAGGCCAACCTGCAGGTATAGAAGAACCTCCTGCTTTAATGGTAAATTTATTTGTACCTTCTATACCTCCTCCTGAAGCTCCACTGCCACCTGAAGGAAAGTATGTTGATATATTAGCCATATTTGTACCCTTACTTTATGAGAATGCCCAACCAATAGTGGCATTGACGTATCTTAAATGAAAAACTTTGTAAGCTGTGTCGATTGTTAAATCCTCTGCAGCACTCATAATGTTAGACCCTGCTCTACCAATAATATTGTCAGTACTACTTGCTACCTCAGATATTCTAACTTCGTCACCTACACTAGGAGAACTAGGTAAGGTTAAAGTTATACCTGCACCATTTAAATAGTAATGATTATCCTTTGTTGCAGTTGTGTTAGAGGTAACTACATTTATAGTAAATGCGTTTTGTTTAGTGTTAATCTGATTTTGAATATTACCACTTAGATTATTTAAGTATCCTACTTCTGTAGCATCTACAGTTGAAGGCCAAGTAGGTAAGTTCGCATCATAAGCTTGTACGTTAGTTCCTATTACAACACCCAAAGTTGTTCTAGCTGCTGAAGCATCTGCGTCATCAATTAGAGATCTACCAAAAGATGTTAAACTAGTTATAGTATATGAATCTGAACCAGTAGTGTAGATCATTTTATCTGCAGATGTATTTAAACCTGCAATAGATGTTAGACCTACATCGTATGCCTGTACATCAGACCCAATAGCTACACCAAGATTTGCTCTTGCTGTAGATACACTATCTAAATCAGATAGGTTGTTTGACTCTAGTAAATATCTGGCATCAGATTGTGTTTGTGATAAATGATCAGCTAGACTAAATGTACCATAGGCAACAATGTCTATTATGTCTCCAACAGTAGCACCAGATGCAAGTACTATAGTAGTTCCTGACGTGGCTGTAAAGTCTGTCCCATCTTTTAATTTCAAACCATTCATGAATACATCTACGTAACCAGAATCGTATGTAGCTGCAAACGTTGTTTGACCTGCAGTGGCTGTGTAGGAGTTACGATCTGAAGTTCCATTTACTGATGAACCTGCAGCAGTAAAACCAGAATTACCATATACCTGCATAGAGTTTGAGGTAGTATTAAAATAAAGAGTTCCTACCTGAAGAGCATCACCATCATTGTCTACACTAGGAGCAGATGACTTAGCACCAAGGAATCTGTCATCAAATAGGTCAAATGAAGCTGCTGCAGAGGTTGCACTAGAAGCTGCAGCAGTAGCACTGTTTGCAGCATTTGTTTCACTTGTTGCAGCATTAGTAGCAGAGGTAGCAGCAGCAGTTGCGTTAGTTTGTGCAGACTGCAAAGATCCTGTTATCGTGTCGACATACGTTTTGTTCACAGCATCATTTGCAGATGTTGGTGTAGCTAGTCCAGTAATCTTTGAATTACCCATAGCTATAGCACCTGTCATAGTGCCACCAGATAAACTTAAAAATGTAGAGTCAGCATAATTTTTTGTGGCTGCATCTTGTGCAGCACTAGGATCACCTAACCCTGTAATCTTAGCTGTAGCCATAGCTATAGCACCACTCATTGTACCACCTGCTAGTGGCAACTTGGTTGCTATACTTGTTGTAATTGTGTTGGCAAAATCTGCATCGTCCCCCAATGCTGCAGCCAATTCGTTTAAAGTATTTAATGTTCCAGGTGCTGAGTCTACAAGGTTAGCTACCTCTGTATCCACATATAATTTTGTTGCTGCGTCTAAATCAGAACTAGGTGCTGTAAGATTAGTAATGGTTGCAGTTGTACCTGCATTCATATTTAGAGTGCCATTGACTGTAACATTAGTAAATGATGATGTGCCTGAACCTGCAGTTACGTTACCTGTTAAATCCCCTGTTACATCACCAGTAACATTACCTGTTACGTTTCCTGTAACGTTACCTGTTAATGCACCTACAAGACTTGTACCTGTAACTGTCGTACCTGTTATGGCTGCAGGTGTACTAGCCCCAATAATAGTACCATCAATATTACCACCATTAATATCAACAGTCGCCAGTGTCGCCTGACCAGATGTAGCAACAGTTGTAAAGCTACCTGTTTCAGCAACAGAAGCCCCAATTGTTGTGCCATCCACAGTACCCCCATTAATATCGACCTGAGCATGAGTTGCTAATCCTGTGCTTGTTATATCTGTAAATGTACCTGCACCTGCAGAAGATCCACCAATAGTAACACCATCAATTGCTCCACCATTAATGTCTGCTGTGGTTATTGTAGTTGTACCTGAAGCTGTAAGATCTGTAAACGTACCTGCTGCTGCAGTATTAGCACCAATCGTGGTGTTATCCATAGCACCTGAGTTAATGTCAGCAGATGTAATAGTTGCTGTGCCTGAAAGAGCAGATGTACCTGTAACAGCAAAAGTACCACCTACAGTGGCGTTACTAGAAGCAGCTAGTGTTGTAAAACTACCTGCTGCAGGAGTTGTACCACCAATTACTGCACCATCAATTGTACCACCTGTGATGACAACAGAATCAATGTAACCTACACCATCAATATACAGATCTTTAAACTCTGCTCCTGATGCACCAAGATCTATATCATCATCAGATACAGGTTTTAGGACACCATCCTCTAGCCTAATTTGTTCTACAGCAGCAGAAGATACTTCAGTAAAAAAACTAATTCTGTTATTTGAGGTATCTATAACAACTCTGTTTAGAGCATCAGCATCAGCTATACGAGGAACGTTAGCACCTTCTCCTGTGCTACCATCGTGTTTGTGTCCAGTTGCTGCAGCAAAGGCATCTCGCAAAGCATTGTATTCTGCGTTTACTGGTGCAGCTTTAATGACTGCATTAGCAATAATGTCAGCTACTGATTGTCTTGTATAACCTGCCATTTAAAGTCTATCCCCCACGCCAAACGTCACAACTATGCCTTGTATACTGTGTGAAGCATTTGAATCATTTGTAACATATTTATAAGAAACTGATTTACCTGAACCTGAAATATTTGTACGTTGTACTGGTGATGGATTACCATCAAATATAGCTGTACTATTATAAGCAGCTTCATTGTAGTATGCTGCAGCACCCTCAGTACTCAAAGTAAAGTTTGTTGGACTTAACGAGTTTGGATCTTCGTAGTCATATACTACAGACATCACAATCTCGTTATCTCCCTCAGAACGTAAGTAAGTTGCTACAGTATAAAATATTTTTCTTTGTTCTGGATCTTGCATATAAAGAAAAGGGGTCTGATAAACACTAAGGATATCTGTTCCATCAAAGTCATTTCCCTGTTCTTGTCTGTGAACTTTACCTGTACTATCTCCATGAATTACAAATTCATTTTGACCTATGTACCCACTATCAGATGCAGTAGCTGATATACCTAGTAACTGGGCATACTCAAACTGTAGTCCATTTGGTGTTTGTCTAAAACCACCTACGATACCTTGAGAATTTGCAGCAGCAAAGAAATATCTGAACTGTGTTTTTGATCTAATTACAACTGCATTTAAACCCTCAAGGTCAATATTAAAAACAATATCTGTAAAAATAGATTGAATGTTTTTTGATACTGTTTCTAAATTTACGTCACCAATTTTTGCTGTACCTGAAATTGGACGTAGACCATCTTGTGATAAGAATAGTAAGTCACCACCAATTTCTATAACACTATCTGAGGCTAGACATCCAAGATCGTCTGTAACTTCTTTTAAAACAAAGTTAGCTGCAGTAGTTCCTTCTAATCTTTTAATATGAGTCGTACCAAAAATGTAGAGTTGATCTCTAAAAGTTTTTATAGCTACTACAGGAAAACCTACGTTTATTACTCCTGCACCATTGCCACTAGAAAAGTCTGTTTCTGCTAATGGTGCACTAAAGTAAAGGTTTGTTTTTTCTGCAGGATCACCTGCTAGAAATAAATGATTCTGGAATATAGCAGAAAACTTTGGATCAGTAGGAGCACTAGCATGAGTGATCTGAGTATAGGTTGAACCATCATAAGTAGCTGCAGGATTAATACCATCTGTCATTACAACTTTTTGAGTACCAAAATTAAACTTTGTAAATCTAACTTTAGTTACGCCTACCATTGTAGGTGAACCTGAAGTAGTTACAGCATCCCAGGCTGAACTAGAGTTATTCCATTTATGTAAGTAGTTATTACCTGATGAGGGTTTACGAGCAGCTAAGATGCCATCGTTAATTCCATCAACTACTGCTACACCTAAAACGTTACCTGTTCCTGTTACTGTGCCATAGTCATTAGAAAAACCATTTATCTTTCTGTAACCACCAGTAACAGCAGGTTCATAATTAATAAGTGTAATTGCAGAGCCAGGTGCAGTCTCACCCTGAGAAAGAACATCTCTACTAGTATTCAGCCCTCCTTGAGCAAAGACTTTAAAAGATCCTAAATTTTCTGGCATTAGAGAACTCTACCTAAAACCTGATTAGAAGAGTTTAATCTATCAACTACTGTTGATCTTACTCTTAAAGGTTCATCAACAAGTATTCTTCTCATTGACTTTATACCTGATTCAAAGTTTCCTTGATGGACAGCAGCACTTTGATCGTTAGATCTAAACCTCATCATGTACATCATAGCGCCATCAATAAGAACGTGTTTAAATCTATCTGGTATTATTGCTGTGTCACTAAAAGCAGATAAGTCTGCAGGAAATTTGTAATAAATATATTCTATTTCGTAGGCTTGATCTGGGATAGGAGTAACCCCAAACTTTGCCTCATCAGTCTGATATATTAAGGTGGGTGCAGATATTCCTGTTTGATCCCCTGTATCATCATAGTGTCTGTATCTTTGAATATATTCTTCGTAACTAATTGTAGGAAGAGACATAGGTGAATTGTCAACAGACGTAAGTTTTTTAATATAAAACGTTTGCCAGTCTGCCCTAGAATAATCAGCAGGAAAATCGTATTGTCTAGTTCCTGCTACTAGGGTTTGTGTTTGAGTAGTTTTTAAAAAAGGCCATTCTTGACCTGTCTGTAAGATATTTCTAATGGAGTTATTTATTGCATCTTTAGCTAAAGCCTGAACGTTACGTACTGTCCCAAAGCCATCTCCTGCTACATCAAGTGTAACTTCGTTGAGTCTACGTAGTAGTTCATTAACTAGTACAACATAGGTAGCCATTACAAAAATCCTTCAGATAAGCTAAAGGGGCAAGTAGCCCTGCCCCTAAAGTTTTATTTATGCTAGTAGATCACGATCTACATCAACTGGTCTTACTCGACCAGAGATACCTGTATCTAAACAACCTGCGACAACACGAATGCGTCCAGATGTAACATCTGCAGAAGCAGCAATTAACTTAACGTCAACTGTGTCTGTAGCTGTTATGTGTTGTGTAAATGTCAGAGTACCTGAAGTGGTCATAGCAGAACCATTAGTACCTGATGCTAACCAACCAATTGAGTCGATTGCGCCACCATCAACAATGTCATCGCCTTCAGCAAAGTCAATGTCAACAGTTGGAGATGAGCCATTGGCAGCAGCTTCAACGTAAGCACCTGCAAATAACACCATAGTGTCAGCAGGAATCTCTAGTAGTTGAAAGATGTCACCATTAGCAGCAGTCCAACCTGCAGCAGTCATCTTGTCAAAGTCAAGTACAGCCTCTCGCATGTACATGCCATTTGATTGGAAACGTGATTTAGCCTCAGCAATACTGTCAGAGTTAACCCCAGTAGTTGCTTTTGCTGTCATATCATAAGTAGCCATAAGTCAATCTCCCTCTAAGCTGCGTTATATTTAGCAGTGACGATTGCTTCTGGACGTAGGATCTTGCGACCATATAGGTGCATTCCCCTCACAATGTCAGCAAAGCTATCTGGATCACGATATGTTTCAGTCTTACTGATCTGCTCTGCAGTTGCTACTGCTGAGTCATGACCACCAACAATAACACCAAAATTAGTGTTTTGGTTGGCTGATCCTGAAGTCCCTGAACCTGTTCCTACTGCAGGAAGGTTTGAGGAAACATACATTCTAAAACCATGCATGTTATTCAGTACTAGACCATTACGTAGTGCACCTGATTCACCATAGTCAGAATTTAAATATCGAGAATCCTCGTCTGATAAAATTTCCATGAACACAGGGTCAACAACGAGCCACCTATTTTGTGAGTCAACTTGTTGTTGATCCATCAAACGTTTCATGCGTGAGATAATCATCGCAGGAGAAACAGTTGCTGTTGGTAGTGCTGTTGCACCAGGTAGACGTGCTGCTACAGGAATTGAATGATCCCCTGCAGAGCCAGTTGTGATGTTGCCAAATGAATCTTTTCGTAGTTTCATTGATGTCAACAATTCGTCAGAACCTGCAGTTGTAACTGCTTTAGTTCCATTCACTACGTCATTCACTGCACCTGCTTTTGAATGTAGAGCAGACTGTTTGTAACCTGATAGATAACCAAGAACTTCTTGGTCATGCTGATCAGCTAAACGATATGCTGCACGATCAGTTGCAAGCTGCATGAAATTAGAATGTGAGTGCGCTTCCTCAATATCGTCGATCTTAAAAGCATAGTAGTTCGCTTTATCTACGACTAGAGAAAAGTCTTCGTCATCAAGATCCTGTGCTGAAACCTGTGTACCCCTAGCATAGGCGTTCACAGAAATTTCTGGCTCCTTGATAATTTTTACTGTATCTCCTTGGGCAGAAATCTCCCCAAAAAAATCAGAGTTAGTTATGTCGCCAACGACTGTACTCTTGCGAAAAGCAAGCTGTACTTTTTTGCTATAAATGACGCTAGAAAAGTTCCCATTGGGCAAATTTCCATAGCCACTTGCTGTTTGAAAAGCCATGATTAAATCCTCCATGATATTTGGCTTAAGAAAAAGCTTAAACATCTGAAAGAGGCTGCACGTTTTCTAGGGTGCAGTAAGTACTTAGATTGCGCCTCTAAATACTACTGGGCCTATACTTGTCCAGGTAGTTCTTTATAGTTTAGACTTTAATGAAAAGTATCTATAGAGGTAGTCCCAGAGGGAGGCTCTATGTCAGATACCTGTAGTTATATGTAACACTTTAAAAGTGTCAACTATTTATCTGGCTGCACCAGATACGTCATAAACAAACTTACCATTACGCATGGCTTCGTTTATTTCATCCTGACGTTCCTCAAACTCCTTATTAGACATTTTGGCTACATCAGACTCTTTTATTTGTCCTTGTATACCTTTCTCATCTATAGAAGTACGAGTTCCTTTGGAGACTGTAGATGCTGCAGCTTTCTTTGTAGCTCTCTTAGCTTCTAGTGTCATACCATTATCTATTTTATACAAATCAATTACACGTATAACTGATGCAGGATCATCCATATTTTCATATAGTGCATCTTTAACCCACTTAGGTTGTTCTTCTGCCCAATTATGAAAATTCTCTGATTGTCTTAGATCATCAAAATCATCATGTGTTTTACGAATAACGTTCTCTGCTTTCATACGCAAAGCTTCACTGTGAGCTTCATCTAATTCTTTTAGACGTGACTCAGCTTTGTTAAACATTTCTTTTGCTTTTTGTGAAGCAATCTCTTCAACAATTCCTGCAACGTCTGGATATTCTTTAGCCCACTTCTCAATATCTTCAGCAGACTTTGGTGGCACAATACTCTCTTTTGTCTTTTTCTTTTCAAGAGAAGTTATTCTTTCATTCCACTCTTTTTCTTTTTCTTGCATATGTCTACGCAAGTCACCATAACGTTTCTTAAAAGATTTTTCTTCAGCACTTAAGTCAGAATCGTCTTCTTGTGCTTTAGTTTCTTCTTTTGTTTCTTCTTGTTTGGAATCGTCTGTGGCTTGAACTTTCGTGTCCTCAGTATCTTTGCCACTGGATTTACTTTCAGTAACTTCTTCACCACGAGCTTCAGCCTCTAGTCTAGCAATCTCTGCTTCTTCTTCTTCAATACGTTTTTGTTTTTTAGAGTGGTTGAACCCACGATCTACAAAACCTGCTGTCTTGGGTTTTTCTACAGTTTCTAATTCAGGCATTTAAAGTACTCCTTATGTTGGGGCCAGGAACCATTCCTGGGTAGCCTTATTATTACTTTTTGTTCTTTTTGCCTTTGGACATTAGTCCACCTTTATTAAGTTGAATTGTACCAGTTTGAACACCACTTTCTAAACCTGCTATTACTTCTTCTAAGTTTTGTGCTGTGTCTTCTGGGTCAGAAGATTTGTCTATCATTTCTTGACCTGCATCTGAATCTTTAAAGGTTTCTGCTTCTTTCAAAAATCCTGATGCTGCTGATTTATTATCAGATAGTTGCTTATCAATTGCAGACTCTCTATCCTTAAGATTATTATACTCTCTGTCTTTATCAGTAAAAGTAAATTTTCCATCTTTTTCTTTGTATCTCATATTTAATCTTTCAAGAACTTCTATAGCTTTAGCTGTGCCAGGGGCTGCAGACTTCTCAAGTGCTTGCACAAAATAAGAAGAAGAATTTTTTCCTGTAATTTTATTAAGCTCTGCATTTATATAATCTACAGTTGCTTGATCACCTTGAGCATCAGCTATGATAGCTGTTGCACGTAGGTTTGCTATTTTTTGAAGTCCAACTGCTGCACTGGCTGTACCTGAAGCAGCCATTCCAAGTGGCCCTGCAAAAACAGATAAACCTTCAATTATTTTTGGTAAACCATCTGGCCCTTCTACAAGTTCTTTTGCGTAAGCCATTGGGTCTGTCCAGTCAACACCTTCACCAAACTTAGGCTTTGGGTCTGTCTCAGGTGGATCTGGATCATCGTTATCATTAGATTTCATAGCATCAGCTAGTGCTTGAGATCCTTGTTCATAATAAGGAGGTTGTGTATACTTAGCCATCTTAGGATCTTTTACACTACCATTTAGATATTCTATAACCCTCACATCACTTGGATTGTTTGCATTTACAAATGTTTTTGTTGTTGTAATACTTTGTGGAGCAGGTGCATTAGAAGATGGTGGATTGTAAGCTGTACCTCCTACAACTGTATAATCTTGAGCATTAAACTGTGGTATGTTATCTAAAGATGTATCGCCTGATAAACCAAAGTTTTGTTGACCAGATGCTGTTCCCATATTCATATACATACCTGCACTAGCTCTAACAGGAGCAGGAGTTGGTTGATTTACTTGTGGTGGGTTTTGCATGTTTCTCTGAACTTGATCTGGAGAAAGTGGTTGCCCACCTATTCTACCATCTGACTCCATAGTTTGTAAACCTGTTTTTGCTTTACTTCTTAAGTCTTCAAAAAAGTTTACACCATAGTATCTAAGAACATCAGCAGGAACTACGTATTCACCCTCAGATAACATAGCAGGAATATCGTCACGAACTTCTGTAGCCATAGAGCCAGGAGGAATTGGATTACCAGAAACAGGATCTTTGTTCATACCATCATCTTGAATACCACCCTGTTTCATAAAGGCCATTTCCATTTGATCGTTCATTGCTACACCACCTTCGTTAAATTTTGGAATTGAACCCATGTCCTCTGGGGCTGACTTAGAAGCGTCTACCTCAATGTAGTCATAGAGTGGGTGATCATTATATCCTTTTGGATTCTTGTCTGTTACTTTTGTTGATATTCTAATAGTGCCTATCTGCTCACCTAGCTGCACGTCACCTACAGTAACAGGACGTAGGTTAGGCTGTGGAACTTTACCTGTCTTTTTGTCTGTTTTAGTTAACCTATCCATACGAACAGGTCCAACAAACTGAGCATCTAGAGTATAAAAATGTTTTTTATTAGAACCCCCCATATTTTGTACAGCTACAATGGGATGGTCTAAGGCTCTCTTACCTTCGTCTGTCACCATACTAAATTGTCCAGGTTGTAAAAGATTAGTACGAACCTCTACTCCTGGCTTATTTGTGTTTCTTAGATAGTTAGCCTTCATATCTTCTATAGATAAAGAAGGTCCATCATAAAGATTAGCACGAGCTACAGCTTTGTTTTGTACGTTAGGGTTAGCTTCACCTGGTTTAATTTTTCTTTGTTTCTTTATGTCAAAAGCTTTAGAGGTACTCGTTTTCTTTTCAGAGGGTCTTGCTGATATAAACAAGTTTTCAAAAGTTTCGTTAGATACATCTTTGGGTTTACCTTTACCCATCATAATATAATTACCAAACTCAAGGTCTAATTCAATGTCAGCATCCTTAAGCATACCAACAAATTTATCACCCTTGTAACCTGGTTTAGAAGGATTAAAGAATTTACCTGGACCTGGCATTACACTACCTGCTGTATCAGCAGACATTGCTCTAGCTAGTCTAGGGTTAAGGTCAGAAGCTAAGTCTGCAGAGGGGCGTAGGACTGCTTCTCCTGACTGTTCTACTTTTTTTCTTGTAGCCTTGACAGGTGTCATAACTTCTTCAAAGGTGTCTTTCTTTCTGATAGCACCTACACCAAATGCTGATACTGCATCAGGATTGACCTCGTATTGTTTTACTTTGTTGTAGAGGGCTTTAATACCCTGTCCACCATACTTGAAGACAACACCACCTAGTAAAATCATACCTGCTTCAATAGCAGCACCCTGTCCTGCCTCATTGAACTGTTGTTTTATATAATCGTAATCACGTTCACTCTCAGGCTTCATGTATTCTTCTACAACGTTAGATATATTTACACCTGACTCATAAAAAGGAAGAAGGTATGTAGCTGCGTTATCAACCCCCTTCTTTAATTCTTCTGAAGATACTTGACCCTTAGCATCTGAAAGAGATCTAAACCCAGGTCTTTTAGAAATAGCTTTACTAAAAGCGTTATCTGTTTGAGTTTCTAGCCCACCCTCAGAATACTGACCTGTGCCAAAGTGTCTGCTAGGTGTGAACAGGTATTCAATGAAACCTTTGAAGTCCTCTGAGTAGGGTTCAAGTTTTCTTTTAACCTTATCTAAAAAACCTTCTTCATTATCTGGATCATTGTAGTAATACTCAGAGGTAGGGTCACTCTGTAGTATGTCTACTTCAGCCATCTCTTTATCAGTAAATCGTGGTTCTTCAGTTTGATTCAGGTCCATTCACTTCTTCCCTTAAGTGTCTTAATCTTCGTAAAGCTTTAGCTTCACCTTGAAGTCTGAAAATGTCTTCAGTTTTTAAAGTTTGTTCTAATTGTATGTGGACTATATTCAATCGTCTTTCTAATTCTCTGTCAAAAGGATTCCAGAGATCAGGGTTATTAACCAATAATTTTAAATGTTTCATCGTTGTTGTTGACCTACATTACCAGAAAATCCAGGTTCACCTGGTGTTGGTACAGATCCTGTTCCTACTTGTCCTCCACCAGAACCCTGTGTATCTCGTGCTTGTGCTCCTGGAGGTGGTCCAGGTTGTGCTTGAGGTGGAGCAGGTGGTGGATTTTCTGCTTGAAATTTCTTTAAGATCTCAGCTTGTATAGCTGCGTCTGTCATTGAGTTAGCAACTTTGTCAGGATCAAGATCCATAGAGTTTGCAATCTCTCTGATAATATA